GCTGCCACCGTATAGAATCGGCGCCTTGCCGTGGCGCGACTTGATGCGCGCAGCGAACGCCGAGACGCCATCGATCACCTGCTGAGGCGAGGCATGGGCAGGCTGTTCGCTGCTCTCGACGTCGACGACAGGCCGCAGATCACCGATGTCGAAGCCCCCACTGCTCTCGACGAGACCCATGTAGAAATCCGCCTGCTTCACAGGATCCTCGTCAACCCGAAAATAGTGATAGGACCATCTGAAAAACGTCTGGCCCCAGCGTGCGCCCGCAAGATTCTTCACCAGCGGATAATGTTTCTGAAACCAATTCGGGTTTCTTGGGTAGTACGTGCCCTCGGTTGCTTTGAGGCCGATGCCCGCCCACGGAAGACCCGCGTCGACATAGGCCTGGATGTTCGGGTTGCCGTTCAAGTCGTTTTCGTATACATCGGCAAAAATTGGGCTGATGGCCATCGATTTCTCCTTGAACAACTGTCGTAACCAATCGAAGATCACAGCGCAGCCTTGAACTCTTCGACGAGATTCATCGACGGCATGCCACCTTGATCGGCGAGCTTGGCCTTGAGCATGAGCAGCGCGCCTTCGATGTCGCGCGCTGTGGTTCGACCCTGGAAGCCCTCAACACAACTCATCACGATCGCGGAGATCGTACCGAGCGCCTCGCGCGGATAGTCGGTACGCTTGGCGAGCCCGCCGATCATCTCCAGGCTCATCACCGTCGAGTTCAGCATCGCGATCATGATTTTTGCTTGCGTCCACATGAGCTGAGCTTAGCGCGCTGTCAGACCCAGCTGGTAGATTTTCCCCGATGACCGGGCTCAATGGAGTTCATGCCTTCCAGCGGACGATGCAGGCGCTGCTCATGTGCCTAAAGTGCCGGAGGCCGCAGCTGCACACGTATCACAGTATGCGGCTCGTCAAAACTGACGACGACGGTCCAATCAGCCGTCCCGTAGAGAACGTGATGTACGAGTGCTCGAACTGCTCGACGCACCGCGTGTGGGGACACGAGACGCGATGGTAGAGCGGCGGCGGCTGCCGTCGGAAAGGAAGTCCATCACCCGCGTGTTCAGGCTGCCGCACGTCCACAAGGACGGCACGACGGACACGATGCACTTCTACTTCACGACCGGCTTCTACGAAGACGGAACTCTCGGCGAGGTGTTCGTCAAGGCGGACAAGCCAGGCTCCCTCGCGTCCGGCATGATCGACGCCGTGGCAACGCTGATCTCGACGCTCCTGCAGTACGGCGTTCCTCTCGAGGCCTTCTTGCCCAAGCTCCGAGGGACCAACTTCAAGCCCAACGGCTTCACGGGCGACGAGGAGATCAAGTCGTGTACGTCACCCTTGGACCTTCTGGCCAAATGGCTCCAACTCAAATTCGGGAAGCCCAATGAATAGCGCTCACAGCCATACGTGGTCAGGTGGAGCCAGCCCTACCTACTACTCGTGGCAGCACATGATCCAACGCTGCACCAACCCAAAAAATGACGAGTACGCTCGATACGGTGGTCGCGGAATCAAGGTCTGCCTACGATGGCGAAAGTTCAGAAACTTTCTAGAAGACATGGGGCTGAGGCCTGAGGATAAGACGCTTGACCGCTGGCCTGACAAAGATGGCGACTACAAACCAAGTAACTGCCGTTGGGCCACGGTTACTGAGCAGAACCGAAACTTGAGGAGCACCAAGCTAACAGCGGACGATGCGCAGAGCATCAGAGACTCGGTCAAGCAGGGACTTTCATACACTCAACTTGCGGAACGGTTTGGTGTTAGCTCTGGGCACATCAGCGATATCGTCAACCAATATCGTTGGGTAGGCGGTTCGCCGATCACCAAGCCAAGGCGTGGCGAGCAAATCAGCAAGGCTAAGAAAGGCAGAACTAGCCCAGCCATTCAAGCATCGGCAGCCAAGGCTCGAGCAGCATTCGCCAAGAAACGATCTGGGGTGTGACCCAGCGCAACACGGCGCCGTGCGAGTGGTCCTGCCGCATCTGCGGCGCCCCTCTCGACGGAGACTCGTCCACGCTCGTGGGAGCGCGGTTCATCGGCGTGCTGCTCATGACCTGCAGGACTCGCTACTGCGTGGACCGCGCGAAGCGGGGAGACCTGCTGCCGATCGAGGCTGCATCGGTCCGCTGCGCGCTCGCCTATGCAGAAGAACTGGTCAAGTCGTGGGGAACTTGGCGTTCACTGCCGCATCCGCCACTGCGTCCTCAGCTGCGAGTTGGTCCTGCAGCGTCTGTAGAGCCGCCGTCACTTCGGAGGCCGTGACCTGGCCAGAAGCGCCCGCCTTCACGGTCGAGATGATCGCCGAGATCGCCTTGACGATCGCATCAGCCGACTGGCCCATACCGAGCACGGACTCGATCGACTCGATGCCTGCGATCACGACCTGCGCCACACCTAGCGCCTTTTGAGCGTCTTGCCACGTTGACATGGTCTACTCCTTCTCGAGCGCGGCGATCGCCACCTTGAGATCAGCCGCGGCCTGCAAGAGGGCTGGCAGAGACTTGGGGTCACTCGCCACGAGCACCGCAGCCGAGAGTGCGTGGTACGCGGCGATGAAAGCCTCGGTCACATGCTCACGTGCGAGGCGATATTTCGTGAGGTTGTTGACGGCCTCCACCTTGGTAGCCGCATGCGTCACGATGTCGTTTTCATGAGCAGTGTTGTACGAAACGAAGCCATCACGAGCCGCGTTGATCGAAACGAAGGTAGCGCTGATTGCTTTCTCGCGAGCGGTTGGCCCGCACGCAGCAAGCACGATGAGCAAGAGCAATGCAATGGGACGCGGCGCTTTCACTTGGCGTCTCCGGCCGAAGGAGGCGTGCCCTTGCCAGCGAACGCGAGCGCCGACTGGTGCAGCGCGGTCGCGCCTGCGTAGGCCGTGAAAACCCACTCGCTCATCGACTTCCACTCGTCGATGGCCATCTTGCCGGTGACGACGAAGATAGTCGCACCGATCATCATGAGAGCGGCCACGAGGCCTTTCTCGTTGTCCAGAAGGTTCTTGAGAGCGTCCATGTGGACGAGCGTATCAGCCTTCGTCGCTCTCGTCGAACTCTGGGGCTTCTTGGCCCTCTTCAGCCTCTTCCGCTTCGTGGGCTTCGGCATCGATGTAGTCCTCTCCGAGGTTGACACCGTGCAGCGCGCGGCCGTGCCGCTTGCCGCCGGAGAGGTGCCTGACGAGCATCACGAGCCCGGCGACGGCGAGCAACCCGCCGCCGATCTTGGCTGGCACTGGTAGGTTGGCCCACATCACCGAAAGGTTCGTGGCGAACGGCGAGCCTGGCATCGCGGGCGTCGGTGAAAGACCGCCACCAGTCGATACGGCTGGTGACCCAAACCCAAGTGCATCCGCGTTCTGGTTCAGGTAGGTCGCCAAGCCCGACGCGCTCTGGGTCATCTGGTTCTGATCGAGCGTCGCGTTGAGCGTCGCAGCGTTGTCGGACTCTTCCGGCACGTCTCCTTGCACAACCGACAGCGCTGCATGAACTGCAGAGGCGGTTGCTGGCCCCATCACGCCATCGACGCTGACCGGCGCGAAGTTACCCGATTGTGCGAAACGATTCGCGGCGATCTGAAGCATGGCAATAGCGTTGGCCATGGCAGTAGGCTACCACAGTCAAGTTAAGGTATCATCTAAGCGATGCTCCTCTCACCGTTTCGTGGCACTGCCGAGGACTGGCGCCCTCTCGCCGAGACGATGGCAGGCGACATCCCAGTCGACTTCATCATCGCGTGGATCGACAAGGAAAGCGGGGGCAACCCCTGCAATCGCACATCCGATCCCACCCTGTTCGAGGTCGGCATCGGGCAGTGGTGCTCTGCAGGCGACTGCTCCGACAACCTGACGATGGCGGGCACCACGTACGCTGCACAGCACCCGGTTCCACCGTGTATTGCGGGCGCCAACTCGTACGCTACCTACGCGAGCCTCTCCCAGGCTCAGCAAGCCGACCAGATGCAGGCGTTGGTGACGTACATCAACAACGCTCGTAGCCGCGTCGACGATCTCCTAAGCGCAGCCGGCACGATCTGGATCGACAACGGCGAAGACTACTGGAAGCTCGTAAAGATGTATCATGCTTTGCCGCATGCAATTGTTGTAGGGCTGGCGGCTTGCACAGCAGCAACCGGGCAACCGTGCGCCGATTGGGGCGGGTTCGCCCCCGCCGTCAGGGCCGCATGGAACAACTCGACACGAATCAACGAAGTGCTCGCCAACGCCAACGACGTCGGGATGTGGGGCGCGACCGATGTGTCAGGCGTATCGGCCACCGTCAGCAACATCGTGAAGACTTTGCAGTACGACAGCACCCTGTCGCTCATGATCTTCGGGCTCCTTGGGCTCGGCGTCGGCGCGTGGTGGTACGGTCGCCGTCGGCGACTGGCTACATGATTTACCTAGTTGTCTTCAAAGACGCGATCTTCACGTCGGCGTGAGCAACGTGCACTAGCACGCCGGGCCAAGCCGCAGTAAGATAAGGGGGTCATGGGACCCAAGCCTGGAAACGGTTGTTGCACGCGACCTGTCGTGCGGCCCACGCCTCCCAAGCCTATGCGTCCGGTTGTACCCGGACCGCGGCCCGCGATTCGTCCTGCCCTCCGTCCTGCCCGCTGAACAAGGAGAAAACCAATGGCCCGTCGTCGTCACAAGAAGAGGAAAGTCACCGCTTGGAACCGTCGCTTCGGCGCTGCCGCCAAGGCGTGCTTCAAAGAGGGTCCGACGTCGGGCAAGATGCTCGGCTCGTGCGTCAAGCGCAAGCTCAAGGGCCGGCGCTAGTCGGTCTAGGAGCCTCACGTGGATCCTGTAGACCTGTCAGCATCGCTCACGGTGTACGGTCCGCTCGGGATCCTCGCGCTTCTTGCCACGCTCTCGACGTGGAAGCTGTACCGCGACCGCGAGCGAGAGCGGAAGAAGCATCGCGAAGAGATGACGGCGATCGAGGACAAGTACATCTCGAAGGCCGAAGACTGGATGGCGAAGTACGCCGAGTTTGCCAAGGTCGCCACCCAAGTCGTGGACGCGGCGATGCGGCGCTACCGGAACGGAGGTTCTCATGGCCGAACCGACTAGGAAGGCGCTGCTCGAGGACGTCGAGAAGCGCAGCGCCGAGTGTCAGGCTGATCTCAGCGCGCGCACGCGCTCCCTCGAGCTGGTCATCGCGGCAATCGAACGAGAGGCTGACGAGCCTGACCCCGATGGTTCACCTTCAGCCGTACCTGAGTTCGTGGCTGAAGAGGACTCGCTGGTGAACTCGGTGGATGAGCTGACGTCGCTCGCGAAGACCGGAGCGACTCGTCGATGACCTTGCGGCCCTCGACCGTGCGCTGAAGGATGGCGCGGATCTGCGGGGACAACGTCGACTGCAACTTTTTCTTCTTAGACACTAGCTTAGCCTCTCCTTCAATTTCTCAGCCGCCCGAGCGTCGGCGACGCGGGTGGGATGGCAGTTGTCGGGCTGGTTGTCGATCCAGCGGCCGTTGAGCCGCACGACGCGGCACGGGGCGCCCACAGGCGCCTCGCAGATGCGGCAGGCCACCAAGAGGGGGCTCAGGGCTGCCTCCGCCTGTAGAGCACCACCGGCACCGAGAACACGGCGATCACGACCAGGCAGATCAGAAGATCTATGGGCATTAGTTGTGGGCGATCGCGCTGTTCAGCAAAGTGTAGATCTGCTCGTTGGAGAGCGCACCCTCGAACCGCATGGGATGGCCGACCTTCGGCAGAAGAAGCGTGGTCGGCAGGTTCTCGATGTGGTGCAGATTCGCGAAGTCTTGCAGCGACTTCTCCTGGCTCGTCGAGTCGTAGACCATCACCGGGATCTGGCCCTTCGAGAGCGGCTCGCCTTGGTAGATCACGAACGGGTGGCCCATCTTCTGATAGCCCTCGATCTGGTTGTAGAACCGCGGCAGGTAGTCCTGGCAAGCCGGGCATCCGTGCATCGCGAACACGATGATCACAACCTTGGTGTTGGCGAGCGGATCCACTAGTCCACCATCTCTCCGTCCTCGATTCTGAAGACGTTCGCGCTGTCGCTGCGCAGCGTCTGGACGTGATCAGAGCATACGTACTTGGTCTTCACCTTGTCAGGGTTGGGATGCATGATCGCGAACCTCGCGATACGACCGCAAGGGCATCTCTCGATGAAGGGAAGCTCGTCGTCCCTCACAGCGTCATGTTGTCCGGCATCGAGTCGCGGTTGCCATCGACCCAGTCCTCGATCTGCTCCTTGAGCAACGCGATCTTGGTCATGTCCTCTGACGTCAGCTGGGTCAATGGGTCGGCTACGAATCCCAAGACCTCGTGGCTGAGCGTGAACGAAACAAGTGGCTCACCTTGGGGCCAGCCAAGCACTCGAACGTGGAGATAGAGCCGCTCTCCGACTCGGTCTTGGACGAGGTACTTGCGTTCGGCGGACCGCTCGAGACGATGCGCCGACGAGTGATGGTGGTTGATCTCGTTCTTCCAGTCCTTGAACCGCATGCCCTGACTCTACCAGAAGGGTCTGACAGCTAGCCCTGGCTTCTCTTTAAAAGCTTGGTCCTGAGCGTAACCCGATTTTTCCAGATGTATCTTCCACTAAAGAACAAGACAACCCCACCAGCCAAGAACGGCAAGCTACTAAATAGCCAGGCTGTCAGATCGAAGGCCTCCTTTGCAGTTTTCGCGAGGCCTTGTCCAGCTGCGATCGTAGCCTTAGCAACATCAGCGGCTACCCCAAGAATACGAATCAGGACATCACCAGCTGCCGCTGCCGCATTCTGAACGGCTACCACGGCTGCAGACCACCACGGCATAAGGCAACTAGTTACAGCAGCGCCTGTTACTGCATCTGAGGCTGCCCCCAAAGCCTTTAGAACCCAGTCTTTGAATCCTGGTGCGACTACGTACGCCGTTTGCAACGCTGAGCTGGCGTCGGTGTCGGCAGAATTTGCGGTGTCAAGATAATCTTGTGATTGATTTGTGACGCTTAGCAATGCCCCATAATTGTCTAGATATACAGGATCACTACATCCTGGCGCCTTACTACAGGCGTCATCAGCTTTAGAACTAATATCAAACGCCTGTGAAAGAACCGATTGAACGGCGGCTACCGCTTGTCGAATCGCGCTAGTCTCGAAGTAATCGGACGGGAACCAACTAGCTGCCAGCGTATAACGCTGATTGTCAATAGGTTGAGAGGCAGCATTACCTTGAGCTAGACATGCTTGAATGCTTGTGTCACGCAACATGAGCCTATCCTCTAATAGCTAGAGCAATTCCGACGACGATTCCCAGCAAAGCGGCCCCACCCGTTCGATACCAGTTGATTGGCTTAGCCGGGTTGTATCCAGGGGGTGGCGCCAAGCCTCCAGGAAGATCTCCTGAGGTGGTAGGATTTATAGCAGTTGGAAACGCGGCAGCGCAGCTATCAGTACAAACTTGATGGCCAGGATCGTTCGGGCTGTCCCTATCACAGTCTGCAATGCAACTATGCAGTCCTGCCTGCAGATCGGTCGAAGTATAAGACCCATCGTGCAGCCCGTACGTACGAATATAGGTCATGACCGTAAAGTACCACGGCTTCTAGCTACTTTCTCTTGGCTTTGTGCTTGGTCGTATTTCTTCTGATTTGACGGAGGATGGTCGGGATCTCGAGCGCGTTCGAGCAGTGGAAGATCGCGTTGAGCTTCTTCAGCTCGTCGCGGATGTCCTGCATCACGGCGAGCTGAGCCGCTTCGTAGCTCACGTAGCCATCGCTCTGCCGAGCAACGTTCCACGTCTGATCGGTACATCGACTTCTGAGCACATCACGTTCGTTTTTCTCCCATTTCGACATCAGTTGGCGACCTTGATCAGCTGGGAGATTTCGGTGATCGCGTCTGCAATCTCACGCGCGATGTCGGGCTCGACGGTGATGAGGATCTTCGTGTCGTTGATCGTCGACTCGAGGTGGACCCGAGACTCATCAGCGTGGATCACGAGCCGCCCACCTTGCGGGAACTGCAGCACGTACGCCTTCACTACTTGATCGCCTTGAGCTTGGCCTGGTGATCGACGATGTCTCGACACCATCCTACGAACTCGTCGTCGGTCAGGTTGTTCTTCATGAACTGCAGACGCTTGTGAATCCATTGGATGTTGTCCATTTCGTACCCTCGTGAGCTATCGATGCGATCGAGAGACGCAGTCATCTGCCACGCGCGCTTCCTGGTACCAAACGTGAGTTTGCGTCCGCTGAGCGCGCAGATTCCATCTTGACTGACGAAGACGTTCCAAGCCTGTTCCATGGTGATCAACACTGAAAGTCCGCGAGAAGCCGCCCCCGTCAACACCTGATACCAATACCGTCCTGGCAGGTCTCCCACACCTCTCCAGCATCGATGAGTAGGCCCACAATCATTTCGCTCTTTTTGGAGGCAGCCACACGACCTAGTCTTCCCATGTCGTAGACCTGCACCCCTCACATCGTGGTCCTTCCCGCAATCGCATCGACACCGCCAAACTACGCCCCGATCCTTTCGCTCGGCGATTTGCGCGATCACCACCAGCCGACCAAAGCGCTGGCCAAGTAAATCAATGACTGTGGCTCCACGAGGCATCTACTTGATAGCTTTTAACTTCGCGCAAAAATCGATCGAACCATTCCAATAATTTTGGACGAAGCGCTCACGAACCTGATCGTGACGCGCGTGGATCGACGAGTCGTAGGTGTGCCCAACGTCGAACGCCTTGAAGTGGCACTTGACGTTGTAATGATCGAGCTTCTGCGACACGCGCCAGTCGCGGTCGAGGTAGCCCATCGTTGCCTCGGGGATGAAGCGGCGATGCGTCGGGTCCTGAAACGCTCGGTTGCTACGAAGGCTTGGCCACTGCAGGAACAGCCAGCCGTCGGGGATCAACACGCGGTAGCACTCGTCGAAGAACCGCAAGAGCGCATCTTGCCCTTCACCCCACTCCGCCGTGGTGCCATCCGCCTCGACTTCGACGTCTGGGATGTGCTCGATGAAGTGGCTCGCGTTGAGCTGCTCGATGGAGTTGTCAGCCCACGGCCATGGGTAGCGGAACAGGTTCACGACATGCTTGACGGTTGGCCCTGCGACGCGATCGGCGCCTTCGAAGCCCTCGCGAGGGTTCTGGCCGCAGCCGAGGTCGATCTTGAGCGATACCGTCGAAGCAGCCATCGGCAGCGTCGGAGGACCCAGCGTTCTGATGTTGTGCTCGCCCGGCTTCTTGATCTTGCTCTTGCTCATAAATCCCCTGGAGACAGGTCCCACGCACCTTCTGCTTGCCGCAATACTTTTGGCCTCGAGCGGTCGGCTGAAACTCTTGACCACAGCGCTTGCAGGTTCGGATCTCGATCACAGCCATTCAGGATGCTCCAAGGTCCAGCCAACGATCTCACGCAGCGTCTCATCGAATGATGTCGGCGGAGTCCAGCCGAGGCCAGCCATCTTTGATCCGTCAAGGCTGTAGCGACGATCGTGACCAGGGCGCCCGAGATGAAAATCCTGAAACTTTACTTTGGCTTCAACACGGCGACCGAGATCTGTCAAGACACCTTCGATCCGCCTCACCACGTCGAGATTCGAAACCTCTTCAGCTCCGACGACGTTGTATCGCTCTCCGCGCTTGCCGTTGAACATGAGGAAATCGAGAGCGCTCGCGTGATCGCGCGCGTGGAGATACTTTCGACTGCCAACGTTGTCGGGCGTCCCATGAACCGTGATGAGATCTCCTCGAACGAGCGCCCTGATCACGCGCGGGATGTACTTCTCAACAGCTTGTGTGGGGGCGATGTTGTTCATCGTGTTCGTCGTGATGACTGGTACCCCCATGGAGTGCTCGTACGCATACACGAGATCTTCCGCCGCTGCCTTGGTCGCCGAGTACACATTGGATGGCCGATGTGGTGCCTCTTCGGTGTGATCCACTCCGACTGGCGCAGGACCGTAGACTTCGTCAGTCGAGATCTGGAAGAACATCTGCAACTTCGGCTGGTACAACCGACAGAACTCGAGCATGTTGAACGTGCCGAGGATGTTCGACTCGACGAACGGTGTAGGATCTACGCAACTGCGATCGACGTGGGTCTCAGCCGCCAAGTGAAACACGAGATCCAACTCACCGAGCTGGTTGCGCACATACTCGGGGATTGGGGCTCGCAGATCGTGCAGCACAATCTTCAACCGGCTGGCGACAGGAACCAGCCGCTCTAGCGCCGAAGCATAGTTCAGCCGCTCGATCGTGCTGATCTTCCAATCTGGGTACTTGCTCGCGAAGTAGCGAGCAACGTGACTTCCGATGAAGCCAGCAGCGCCCGTAATCAAAACGTTCTTGCCCATCAGTACACCTCTCCACTGGTGAGATCCATGTGGCCCACGCGAACGCGGAAGTCGACGGCGAAGCGTTTGCCCTGCATGCGCGCCGCGCGACAGAAGTAGAGGTCTTGTGTCATCGCCGCAGCGCCTTGGCCTTCGGTGTAGTCATTCAGCGTGACGAACCACGGCGGCTGGACTTCCTTGAACAGGCTCATGCGGTAGAGCGAGCAGCCCATCGCGATGCCGTTGACCTCCATCACCTGCCCCTTCGCCAGTGCCTCGCGGATGTCGCGCGGCCGGAAATCCAGAACGCCGGTCTTGCGGAACTCCTCGGGATCGCCGTAGGCCATCGGCATGTTCACATCACCCTTAGTAAAGTAAATGCCTGAAACACCATCGTATTGTCCGGCCTCGATCGTCTCGATCATACGAATATGCGCATCGGGCGGGGGCAAGTTGTCGCTCTCCATCGTCATGATGTACTTCCACGAAGACATCTCGGGGTTGGCGAGAATGCCCTGAATCGTATTGGTGTACGCAGCGCCAACCTCATCGTTGATCACGAACAGGAAGCAACGCTTTTGGTTCATCGGCGCGATCAGGTTCTGCCACGCCGTGATCACGCGATGATGGAACTTCTCGTCACGACTGGGGACGACGATGACCGTCGAGCAGTCCTTGAACGTCGAGCCGTGAAGCACAGCTGCGCGTTGGAATCCCTTGCCGTTGCCGTCATCCGCGAACTGCGCCGCGACCTCGTTGATGTTTTTCCACTTCGGATCTTCAACCACGGCTTGAGGCTACCAGCTAGGTCTGACAGCGCGCTCAGGTCGCGATGAGGTGGAAACCGATCTGGTCACCGGCTGCAAGCGAGCCCGACGGGATCGCCACGAACTGACTGACCGAACGGGCAGAGGCCGGGCAATCGAACGCAACTTGGAAGCTGACGCCATTCAGGAACGGCAACACGCTGTAGCTCGACGCGGGCGCGGCTGGCGTGAACGTCACGGTGAGCTGGGTCTCGCCACCCGCTGCGGTGAAGCCAACGAGCCTCGAGACCGACGGCTGGTAGACCGAGGCCGTGATGGTCGATCCGTTGTAGCCAAAGCTCACCGAGTTCGAGTTCGAGAACACGACCGTGCCATTGGTCACGGCGCTGCCGCCGACCGAGATCGCCTTGATGTCAGCCGCGGTTGCGGTGACCGTCGAAGCGTTCATCCCGAACGAGATGCCGTTGGAGTTCGAGAAAACCACCACGCCGGTTCCAGCCGTCTGCGTACCAGCGCTGATGCCAACGCCCGTCGCCGTGCCACCCGCCGTCTGCACCGAAGCCGTGATCGTATTGCCGCTGATGCCGAAGGTGACGCCGTTTCCGTCCTGGAACGAGATCGTCGGGCCAGAAGCTGTCGAGCCGCCATGTCCGACGATCGTCTTGATCGCGTCGAACGCAGCCGTGATGACGCTCGTTCCATCAGCACCGAACGAGATGCCGTTGGAATTCGAGAACACGACCTCTTGCGAGGTCGCGAACGCGGTACCAGCCGAGATCGTTTTGATGACCTGCTGGCCTGCTCCACCTCCACCACCAGCAGGGATGAACGGAGCAGGTACGAGGCTGACGCTCTGCGTGGCGCCGAACGCGCGCTCGATCGTGTGCCACGACTCGCAGAGCACGTCGCAGTCGGCTGCGATCGTGCCAGTGTTCTGGAACGTGATGGTGAACTCGTCAGCGGCGACGAACACGAAGTTGCCGTTGTCCGGCGTGCAGACGTCGGGAACGACCGGCCGGAAGTTGTTCGAGAGGCCGTGCGGTAACGTGACGGACTGCCCCGGGTTGACCCCGGAGAAGTGCACCATGCTTTTGAGGGTTTGCAGCGGCATCTACGACCAGTCGATGATCCATCCTAGCACCTGCAAGATCAGCTTGATCTGTGCAGCCGTAGGAGTCGTGGTGAGCCAAGCCCAGCCGTACACGATGTTGGCTGCGGGCGTCTTGTTGACCCCAGCAGCTGCAGGATTGCCGAACTGGATCTGCTTGCCTGTCACACCGACGGAGAATGCAGGCGACAGCTTGTCGTGGGACGTGAGCCCAGTGCATGCCAGCCCTGTGCGATTGCTCTGGATCACGAACGGACTGACGGCGCCCGTCGTCGCAAGAGTTCCCGTGGCACCAACGGCACCAGAAGCTGCTCGAGGCTTGCCCGTGCCGTCGGTCCCGATGTACGACGTCGTGCCAGCCCCTGTACCCATGTTGAGCAGGCTGCTCTGGTTGAGCGGGTTGGTGATCTCCGCATAGCAGCACATGGTCGCGTTCGCGACTAGGAGATCAGGCAATGAGGCATCCGTGTTGGCCCAGCCTTGGAACACGTTGACCGGGAAGCCGACTCCCTTGCTTTGCCACGCAGGGACGGTCTGCTGGTAGCGCAGGTTCGCGCCCGTCGCCGTCATCGTGAAGATGCCGATCGAGTCGGCGAGATTGCCCGCTGCCTCCTGGCAGAGCCACAGAGCATCCGGCACCGAAACGAGCCCGGTCAAGCCCGCAGCTGCGATGACGTTGATCCACTCGGTCGTGTTCTGCGGGATGCCGATGCCCGAGCCCGAATCGATGGTCCAGCCCACAGTCGTAGGCTGCGTGAGACGTACCCATCCCGTGTTGAGGCTGTCGTCCGATTGCTTGACCCATAGCGCAGCTGCGCCACCAGGATCGAGCCGCTGGAAGATCGAGCCAATCGACGCCGCAATGACTCCGTTGGGTGAACTCCAGCCTGCCCACTGTTGCGGCGAGCCATCGTTGACGATCCACACGCCACTTGTAACGTTGTGCGCGGCGATCGCTCCCTCGACCTGGTTGTCGCGCATCACGAACTTGGTGATGTTGAACGGCAGATCCATGTCGATGTTGGTGATGCACGTCGGCACCAGCTGCGTGTCGTACGCGTAGTTGTTCGTCAGCTCGAGGAACGTGTACGGCTGCGACGGCGAGCGCACGATCTTGATCGCGGACGGATTTGCGTTCGAGATCTGGTTGCGCGTCAGCCGGATCCGACCAGACGGGATGGTGAGCCCGTTCGTACTGTTGGTGCAGTAGATGCCATAGCCGCCTGCACCCCAACCATCGTTGGCGCAATCGATCTGGTTGTTGTCGACAACGACCATGCCTGATTGACCAAAGATCGTGTACGAGGCTGGTGCTGTTGGCGTGTAATACGCTTTTCCGAGGTAGTCCGTCCACGCATTTGAGGTGCCACCCGCCTGCCGTCTGAGCGTGAGCGTGCCACCGAGCCCTGCGCCGTTCGACGTGTTCGAGAGAATCTCGGCGAATGCGGCGCCGACCTGAACTCGATAACCTGCCCATTGATTGACAGTCCACGTCGACGTAGTGTCGATCAGGGTCGTGTCGGTGATCGTAGATCCAGTTCCAGTGACGAGCTGACCCGTCGCGCCGGGCGTGTTGATGTATATGCCATCTCGAGCATTGCGGACCTTTACTTGATTGCCGCTGATGATCCCGTTAGTTGGCAATTGGTTCTGCTGCGATCCTCCGGCAAAGAACGTGACTGCAATCGCACCAAGACGTAACACTGCTCCTGCCGTAGTAGATGTTCTAGAATAAACGAAGTTGTTGTTGATAATAAACGAGTCTTCATAGATCGCGCAGTAGATCGCCGACGTCGCATCGCCAAAGAAGTCCTGCGTGACCTCATTGCCGGTGATGACGACACCCTGAGCAAATTCGATGCCGATGCTGCCACTCACAAAGTTGTTGGTGATGTGCAGACCAACAAGAGGCGCCGCAGGAAAGGCGCCTTGCATGTTGATGACGCCGTTGAATTGCCCGGCGGCACGAGATTGATCCCACCACCCGAACATGTCGTTGTTGTCGATCTTGACGTTTTGCACGAGTCCGCCAGGCTCACTATCGAAGCACACCTGGAAGTTCGCGACGAATCGCGAATTCTGTACAAGCACGTCGTTGGTCGAGTTACCGATCGAGATGCCGTTGCGCGCGACCATGAAGAAATCGCAGTCGAGTACGCGCGTCTCTTGGCCGATCGACGGCGTGGTCGCCGACTCGCCGATCCAGATCCCGTCGCCGTAGTTCTGCACGAACCGGCAGTCGCGAAAGAGCAGATTGTTGCAGCCACGCATCATGCAGCCGTGGTTCTGCGGGTCGCCGGTCTGATCACCTTGGTTGATGCCAGCCTGGCCATCGACGTAGCCCACGTTTTGGCCGGTGAGGAGCGTGCCCGTGCCACCCGTGCATCCAGTGAACGACGTCGCGGTCTTCCCGGTGTACGTCACGACCTGCCCGAAGCGGTCCGGCAGCACCGCGGTGAACGTGCCGCTCGCTGGGAAGCCCGTCGTGTCGAGCACGTTGATCGTCGCGGGACCGCCGCTGCCGGGGAGGAGCTGGTTGTTCGACGTCGAGGCGACCGTCGTTAGCGCGTTGCCCCAGTTGCCGTTGAACTCCATCATCTCGGCGTGGAAGTTCGTGATCGAGTCCCCGAACACACACGACACCGAGACTGCTGGAAGCCCGGCGACCTGCTGGATCACCGATCCGCCGCGGTACGCGCCCTGAAAGCGGACATTATTGCCGGAGATGTTCAAGCAGTAGAAGTGCGCGCCCGCGCGGCTGACCATGTACGTGCCCGGCGGGAAGTAGATCGTGCAGCCACCCAACGCCACCGCCGCATCGATCGCAGCCTGAATTGCAATGCGATCGTCGGTGACACCATCACCCTTGGCTCCGAACGTCGCGGCGGACATGAAGCCCGGCGTGCGGAAGTTGTTTGCGAAGAAGGTTTGCGGGCTGAGCGTCATCAGGTTCCAAGAAATCTCATGTAGAGCACATGAAAGTTGTTGCTCCCTACAAGGGCGTTATCCGAAACCTGGAACGAGTTTGGAACTGTTGATGAGGCGGTGCCCAACATGCCATGTCCAAACACATCGGTTCCGTTAGTAGCGCGACCCATGTTGATACTCGCGGCCCCAAAGAACGACCAACCGCCGGTTGTACCAGCCGGGTTGTCTTGAGAGATCAACATCGCCATCATGTACGGGCCGGAAGAAATATTCCACGTACCCCCTAGCGGGATGGTTCGATACTGAATTGCACTTTGACCGCCATAGACGGAAGCCGCCCCACCAGCGCCCGTCGTGAACGAGACAGACACCGATCCAGTGCTAGCTAGGGAGGCCGTCGAACCCGAAAAGGTGTAGATGCCAACTGCGAACGTGTACGTACCCTGAGTAGATCCGGCCACTGTCAGGTTGCCGATCAGATCCAATCTCGTAGCCGTGATGTTGACCGGGAACTGAGCCCTGAACAGGCTGACATTCGACGATCCACTATTGACGACGGCGTTCCCCAGCGCGGCCAGCGTTCCAAGCTCGAGATAGTTGACAGAGGGCGCATAGCTCACCGTGACTCGTGAGCTACCGCTCATCCCGAACGTGAAGTTGTTCGAGTTCGAGAAGACGACGGTTCCTGAGGTTGCCGTCTGCGTGCCGGCAGCGATCGCACTTGGTGCAGTCGACTGCGAGGCGGACGCCGTCGCGGTGATGGTGTTACCGTTCATCCCGAACGAGACATTGTTCGAGTTCGAGAAGACGACGGTCCCGGAACTAGCTGACGAGCCAGCCGCACTGATCGCACTCGGCGCAGTTGACTGGGTTGCGCTGAAGCTAGCGGTGACCTGACTCGAGCCCAACATCCCAAACGTGATGCTGTTCGAGTTGGCAAACACCACTGTCCCACTGGTAGCCGTCTGCGTACCGGCGGCGATTGCAGCGGCTGGCTCAACCGTCTGGGAGAAAACGGCGGAGGCTGTGACCGTTGATCCCGACATCCCGAACGAGACGTTGTTCGAGTTCGAGAAGACGACAGTCCCGCTCGAGACAGACGAAGCCGACGCGGAGATCGCGAGAACCGCTCCGCCACACTGCCCTGCGTCGTTTGTGCCTTGCATGGTTTCAGTCGTAAGCGGTCAGAGACCACTTGATGTTCGTGTTGGGCTGGGTGAGCGTCGCGTAGATGTTGAGGTAGTCCGCCTTGACCTCCGTCTGGCTGCAGGGCGTGAGCACGACCGGCGTATTCGCTGCGACGTTCAGCGCCGAGTCGACAGGCTCTTCCTGCGTCGTGTACCCACTGTAGAGGCTGCCATCACTCGAGACTCGCAGCGCACCGATGCGGAAGCTAGTCGGCTGATCCGCGATCAGGCAAATGTGGATGGTGCGTCGACCGAATGTAGCGATCTGCGCGATGGCGTGCTCGCCTCCACCGTTGACCTGCGTCAGAGCACCAGCCGTCAGCGGCGCGCGCTTGAGCGGAGGGATGATGTTGGGGGACTTGAGGTAGCAAATGAGGTGCAGGTACGGGCCAACGAACGTAGCCGCCTCGCCCAGCGATCGAGACACGCCGTTGACGTCGGAGAAATCTCCATAGACCGTCGAGTTGACGATCGGCAGATAGACTGGAGGATGCGTGTTCGGAAAGAGGCCCTGATCGTTGTCGTGCGAGTACACGTACAGCGACCCGAACTTGTTCATCGTGATCACGGGATCCGTCACCGTGCTGGCTTTGCCCTCATTCGAGGGTTGCGTGAAGATGAGCGGCGAATCCACCGAGACCTCGCGCAGGCGGTTGGTCAAGACGATGCCCGAATCGATCGGGATGTCGGGCGAGAGCTTCTGCAGGTTGTAGGACACCCAGACCCGATCGACCGTCGACTTCGGCCCGATGGAGACGCCCGCAAGCGAAGGATTGATGCTCGCCGTGTTGACGGGTGGCCACTGCAGATTGTCGGAGCTGAATCCCCAATCCTTGAAGAACAACTCCCAGATGTCATAGCCGCGCTGCAGCGCCTCGTCGATCGTGAACGAAGGTACGTTGAGCTGGGCCATGGTTAGGACTCCAAGTATTGCTTGCCAACCGGGATCGCCTCGGAGGCCGCAATCGAGACCGAGCCAGAACCACCGTTGGCCGCTGCGAACAGCGACTGCCAAGGAGCGATCACGAAGACATCAGACGAGCCGGGTGGTAGCTGGTACACGCCACCCGTCGAGTTGACCTGCGACACGTCGTTGGCATCGTGCGCGATGTACACCAGGTTGCCGCCGACGTTGCGGACCATCACGCGCATGGGTTTGTCACCGGCTTGGAAGAGACGCGAGTTCTTCTTCGAGCCGATGAGCGGAACCGACATGGACTGGACGACGGATGGACGCACGATGTCAGACCTCCCCTGTAGAGTTAGCGGGACTCAGAAGGAGGGCCAATCGTCACAAAGAACCCCTGGAAGGCCATGCAGACCTTGAGATCGACGAGCCCCGAGATTCCTGACGGGAACGTCAGCGCATCGTTGATGACCTGCAGCTGCTCTCCCTTCGCCAGGTAGTACGGGTCCGCCCATTCCCATGTCCGTTCGGAGTTGCCCTTCACCATGAGCCGCAGAAGCGTCGAAGACTTCGTCAGCTGCTGGGTCTTGCCCAGATCCGCGATCCGCGTGCGGATCAGGGCGGAGAGCAAGTCTTGATCGGGCTGCGTCGAGAGCGCCACGAGGTTGACGTCTTCGGCGACGACGAACGGGATCATGCGATGGATCTCGAACGGCCGGTCGGTGTTGTTGATGAACGTCGCGTCAGGGAACTGGACGCCGGTCTGGCCGGTGGTCAGCTCCACCTCGCCCGCCATGATCCAAGGTTGACGCGCCGTGATGATCCGACCTGCGAAGGTCGCTGGAAGCCTGCCCATGTTGTACTCCTCGCCGTTTGAACTTGATGGCGATGGCTAACCTTACACCTACACAGCCAGGCCCGGCAAATGGCTTCTAAGATCAGGATCACGCGAAAGGTGTACTTCGCGCGGCCGACGGTCGGGGCCAAGCACTATCTCACCGTCGGAGCGTCGGGCTGGACCGAGACGTTCCCTCGCATCGACGCGGACAAGCAGCTCGAGACCTACATTGGCCAAGTAGCACTTGCCGAGCTGGTCGACTGCTTCGTGCAGGAGATGAGCGTCGACGACAAATCTGCGAGTTGGTCTGATGTACTCGGGTACCTGGCCCGGGTGTTCAACGTCAAGTCTGAATCGATCCCGATGACCATCGGGGTCGCCTTCTGGGGACACGTCGTCCTCGCCGAGGATGCCAAAGGAAAAAACTGATGGAGACGCAAGCATTGAAGAGAACGATCTACGTGGCAGGCGCAACTGGCTCAGCAGAAGAGGTCGCGCGCGCCGAGAAGTGGATGGCGCGCCTGCGCGAGGCAGGAGTGACCGTGATCTCGGACTGGCCTGAGATCATCAAACAGCCCGGTGGTCCCAACTCGATGGGTGCGCCGCGCGAGTTCCGCGCCGCGCGCGCGAACAACGATCTCAACCAGGTCTCGCAAGCGCAGGCGTTCTGGATCCTGCTGCCCAAGGAGACGGCAACGATCGGAGCGTGGGTCGAGATGGGCTTCGCGCTCGCACTCGCCGCGATGAGCCAGCTCGCGCTCGCTCAGGGCATCCTCGAGCGCCAGCGATGGGTGCTGTGCTCGGGCAAGGAGCGCTCGATCTTCTCGGCACTCGCCGACTACTACGCCACCGACGAAGAGGCATTCGCGCAGATCACCGCCAAGCCGGAGCAGCTCGAGAATGCGATTCCACCAAGCGAGGTATGACCCATCGTACGCGGGCCTGAACGAACCGATCATAGGCTCGTTCTTCCAGTTCGTGTACTGCTACGACGGCGAACGCCTTCGGCTCGGCATCCTCGCGTGCGCGCCCCGAAAAACAAAAGCCCCCGACGAGCGGGGGCTGGAACGGCCGAGCGGTCAGACGGCTTAGAGGCCGGCCGAACGCTTGATCAGACCTTGCGCGCGGACCTTGACGTCCATGAACGTCAGAGCAGCACCACCGTCGGTCGCGGCCTGGCTGATGACCAGCGGGGCCTTCGGCTCGAACGGGAAGCGGAACCCGATGTTCTCACGGAGCCAGATCGGCAGCACCATCGACTGGCGATCGCGCGGCGACGGCACGCCGTTGTTCGCCAGCTCGGTCGTCGCGTTCGTGGTGAACAGCGTAAAACCAACGCCGGCCGGGTAGTCGACCAGCGTGCCGTACGTGTACGGCCGCGTGTTGTAGAAGAAGTACGCGAAGGTCACGCGGTTCACGTTGAAGATCGTACGCAGGAGAGGCGGATCCGAGAACGCGCCAGAACCATCAGCCAACGAGGGCTGGGTCTGACCCGTCTGCGGGCGCTCGACGCGCACGAACTCGATGCACACCGAGTAGATGAACGCTTCCCAGGCGAGCGGCAGACCGTTGTCGCCAGCGCGAGGCAGGTTGGTGTCGACATCCGTCTGGATGCGCGCACCGCCTGCGATCGGCTGTCCGCGGCCCGAGGTGAATGCCTCGACAGCGGAGGTCTGACCGTTCGACAGCTGCACGGTGGAGTACAGCTTGTCGTCGATCCAGTCCTCGATCGTGATGGTCTGCCCGGTGGGCAGCGTGAACGTGTAGCTTCCAGGTGCTACGCCAACAGTTCCAGCCATGATACTAACTCCTTGTGATGATTGACGGTTTTACACTCTTGTGAGGACGTCCTCAGGTCGAGTGCGCTAGCGTTGGAAGTGGGTCGCTCCCCAATGACCGGCGATGCCGTGGGTCTGCGGACCACCCATCAGGCGAACCTGCGCGGAGCCGGCAGTCTGCCGACCCATCAGGTTGATCGGCGGCTGGCCGTTGCCGAGCCGAAGACCTGCGACGCCCGGGATAGTGCCGACCGGCGCGACGCGCGCGGCGGTCGTGGCGATGCCGAGGCCGTTGAGCGCGCGCGTGGTCGAGATCCCAAGACCGTTGAGCGCACGCGTGGTCGCGATGCCCATACCAGGCGTGCCAGAGGCAGCCGCGGCCACCTGCGAGGCAACCGCCGCGGTCGCCGCGGGCAGCTGAACGGTGCCCATCAGGGTCCGCTCGAGGTACGAGAGGCCGGCCGCGAGGACCGCGCCCACGGCCGCGCCGATCGAGGCGTGCCGCGTAGACGGCATGGCGTACATGATGCCCGACACCGCGAGACCGGCACCGAGACCAAAGAGGTCGCGGTTGGTCTGCGCCGATCCAGTCATCGCGTGACCGACGGCCATCGAGGTGACACCGGCGACGCCACCGCCGATCACAGCGCCCCAGATCGGGCTGAGGCCGGGGTTCTTGCCGTACTCGTTGAGTCCGAGCAGGTCGACGTTACCGAGCATCTTGTACTTGCGAGCCATGACTGATCTCCTTGTGAAGTGGGTTGGCAGTTATCTACGGCAGAGCTGGCTTCCGCCTTTCTGAAACTGCCAGCCGGATCGATTCTTCTTGCTCTTGCCGACGAAGCAGAGCGCCACGGTCTTCTTGGTCCGCGGATTGTAGACGCACTTGCACTTGGCCTCTCGACCAAGCCCTGCGCCGGAAAGTGTCATCGCGTACGCCATGGATTACCTCGTCGGCGAGCGGAGGTAGGCCCACCGCATCATGACGGCGTTCGTGTTGCGGTCGGCGAACTCGGACGACATGTCCTTCTGCGCCATCTGCGTGAGCATCGACATGCGCTGCGCGGGCGACGACACGACCTGCGGGCCAGCCCACATCGCCGGGCCGTACGGGATGAGCCCCATGAGGCCAGCCATACCAGCCGCCTTCGCAGCAGCGCGCTGCGCCTTCCACGCGGCGAACCTCATCTTGAGGTTGGTGAGCCAACCCCACGACGACGGCGGCCAGACTCCCATGAGCTGCAGCGGCGCGCGGCCGAGACCGGCAACGCCCATGCCAGTCGCGGGCATCTGGCCCTGCTGGAACAGGTACGGACCCTGCGTGAAGTCCATCGCGACGTTCATCACGTCCTGCTGCGGGATGTAGCCCGTCATCGAGCGTAGGACGGAGGTCTTGTAGACCGCGTCGGGACGCATGTAGTGAGACGAACCGCCGTGCCGGGTGATGATCATGGAGACAAGATACCCAGTCCCCCACAAAGCGCAAGGATTCAAATAGGTTGTACCACCTCCAGTGATCACGATGATCAGATCGTGATATGCAAGGTCTCGATCGCTTTAGCTGGTAGACCTATCCTGGATCACCGCTGATCAGATGATCGCCCTCTCGACTACGACCGCAGCTGTCATCGCGCTCCACGCGGCCCAAGGTTCGTGGCTCGTCTACTTGCAACTCACGCCCCCGGGTGCGAACACCGGCCCGATCAAGATCGAAGGCATCCGCGGCGACCAGCTCGCGAACCGCCTCATCGCGATCGCGCGCGACAACGCGTTCGAGGTTCGCTTGATCGGCCTGACGCCCACGCTCACTCCGCTCGAGGATGCTGACGCGATCGCGGCCGACTTCGAGCAGGCCCACCTACACGATGGATGGTTCCAGCCCGCCGACTACATCGTCACGCACATCGCGCACACCGCGCAGGACTCGCTGCAGGATCTACTCGACCGCACGCACCCTGCTGGGATCGGCGATCAGCCTGTTGGCATCGAACGCATGGCCGAGATCCTCGAGTGCAGCGTCGTCACCGTGCGCCGACTCGTGAAGTCCGGCCAGATCCCGTACCTAAAGTTCGGTCGGATCTACCGCTTCGTGCCCGCTGACGTCATCGCGTCTCTCGACGGTACCTAGCAGTCGCCTTCGGCAGCGGCGCGCGGCGCACGAACACCGGAATCCTCCCCCAGTACGAATCGTGCACCCAGTCGATCGCGTCTTGGTTCGGCCAGCGCTGCTTCATGTAGTTCGCGAGCCGCATCGTGCTGAGCACGAACATCAGCGGCAACCAGAAGACGATCATCGCCGACGACGCTTCTTCTTGCCGAGGACGTTCCACGCCACCGCCGCGACGCCAAGCAGCGCGATCGCGCCGACGGTCATCTGCGTCGACGAAAGATCGCTGAGCCCGAGCAGGCTGCCTCGCGCCGGGAACTTCATGTTCGCGAACCGCTGCGTCGTGTAGCCAAGACCTTCACCACGGCCTTCGGAGCCACCGTAGTACGGCCCGAGCGGCTGAGACGTCGTCTGGTACACGCCCGCAGGATACTGAACGTGCGGGTTGATCTTCAGGTTGACGGCTGGATCCGTCGAGAACTGCCAGTCGGGGATGAGCCCGAGCGATGTACGTGCGAATCTCATGAGCCACCTCGCTTGGTTCGGAACGAACGCACGAGCTTGCCTCGTGACCTGTAGTTGTACGGCATTCTGGCTTCACCGCCATCTCGAGCGCACGTCACGAAGACGTTCACGTGCGATCCACGATCGGGCATCGCCAGCTCCATCGCGTCCTGGAACGACCGACCAGCATGAGAGTCGCCCGGATCATTGCCGACCTGCACGACGGTGAAACGCTTCTCGCCAACCCCACACCGTAATCCTCTGGCCTTCCGTTGCATGATCCCGAGCCTACCACACGTTGTCAGACGTCCGGTGTATTTTGGAAGGCATGACGATCCTATGCCCAAAGTGCCTCCAAACCGGAGAGGTTGATCCTCATCGACTTGGCCGCTGTCGAAAATGCTGGAACGCGTATGACCGAGAACGCTATCGAACCAAGCCAGGTTTTCGAGAAGCAAAGCTCGCCAAGATGAAAACGCTAACAATTGACCCCCACTATAAACGAGCCAGGCTCGAGCGTAAAAAGGCCCGCCAGAACCAACGTCGACGCGATGACCCAAGCTATCGCGAAAAAGAGATCGCACTAAATCACAAAAATAAACTACGTCGGTTGGGACTGACTCCAAACGACTTCGAACGCATGATGCTCGAACAGAGTGGAGTCTGCAAAATCTGCAAGCAGCCTGAGACAACGATGAAGCTCGGCCGCGTGATGAAACTTGCTGTTGACCACGATCATCACACGAAGAAGATTCGAGGCCTGCTCTGCAATTCCTGCAATCAGGGCCTAGGGCACTTCAAGGACTCATCAACTAGACTGATTGCCGCTGCAGAGTATCTTCAGGCATCAAAATCCATGATCTTGCCTGAAGGCACTTCGACTCCAAATTTAGAGGAGCCGGGCAACGTCGTATCTAAGGCGACAGCGTAAGTCGGGGAAAACTTAGGTAACAACCCGACGGCATAAATGTGACCCCAGTCCGCATCAGCGGACTCTGCAGTAACTCTCAATCGTGACGTGATTCCGATGACAGAGAGCAAGGTAGAGGCAAGGATAGCCATGTCATCACAATCACCTATTTTCAGCTCCCAGGTCCTTCTCGCACTCTGATACAAATCAATACCTTCTACATCACCTGACGACCATTTGATCGGGGCCACGTCTCCGACATAGCGAACACGTTTCTTGATGGCCTTGTAGATCGCCTTTGCCTCGCATGTACCATCCCGATCACCGCAGTGTGCAGTCAGAACTCCAGCTAGTTTTCTCATCTCGGGGTCTTGCACGCTCTTCTCGATCAGCTTCTGAATCGAGGCGATCCTTTGTTCGATCGGCATGTCTTGGCTCGCGCGCAGTACCGTGGTCATGTTGCCGTCGGAGTAGCTGTCGACGACGGGTGCCTCTGCAAAGCGACCAGCCATGTAGCGATGCCCACCGAGGCCTTGCAGCTTCTTCTCGCGCCAATAGAGGTAGATCCCCGTCGCGAGCAGCCCGACCCCGAGCCAACCGGAGATCTTGAGGAGGCTAGCCATTTGGCACAAGCCTACCACAGCGTGGTAGCCTGCTCTGCATGATGATCATGGGTCTCTCGGACTACGTCACCGACACAGACCCTTGCACGCTCAACCCCGGCGATCCCGTGTGCCAGGCCTTCGGCCCTGTCGGTCCGAAGGATCCTTGCGAACAGGACCCCAACCAGTCGTTCTGCCAGTCTGCAGTCCGCGGGCAGTACGTCGACCCGAACATCCAGCTCGACCCGACATCGGCGATCTCGCCGTCGGCTGCCGCGGCCTCAATCGCGGGCGGCGGTTGGAAGTGGCCACTCGCGGTGTTCTTCGTGATCCTTGGTGGTGGGGCTTTCTGGTTGTATCGTGCCGACAAGCGCGCTATGGGCAAGGCGTAACTACGTGGTAGCCTTGCCGCATGTACTTCGGGCTGTCGAGCGGCCGTAGATTCGCACTCGGGGCCGCGCCGAACGCGCTGATCAACCCTGCCATCACACATCCGGGCCAGATCACAACTGGCACGGTGCAATCACCGGACAACGCGAAGAACCAGGCGCTCGAGAACTACGGGACGTCGGATGGTCGGTTGATCTGGCAGCAAGGTGCATGGCGCGTCGTCAGCGATGACTCGGCTGTCACGTTCGCTGGCCACGTCGCGCAGAGCGCGCACGACATCATCACGGCTGGCTACCCAGTCTTCATCGGCCCACTCGCGTGGAGCATCAACGGTGGAGCGATCGCAGCCGACGAGAGTGCGATCAACCGCGCCAACATGGTGTTTGGTAGCACCGTTGCCGATCTGACCTCAGCGGCGATCAAGGATTCGGCGAGCGGTCAGCAGGCGATGGGTGTTCAGATCACGACCATCTCCGATCCTGCGCAGATTCCAAAGGGCTGGAGAGATTGGTTCGCGGCCGCGTTTGCAACCGCGCTCAGAACAGGGCTACCGAACCACTTCCCAGACGCGCCGACGTCGTTCTCGTTTCCGTACTTCGACCCGACTCGAGGCTTCGCCGGCAAGCTGCCAGCAGGCTGCTGCCCTGACGGCTCGAAGGTCTGCACGGTACCCGCAACGTGGGGAGGCCAACCAAACACGCAGGGCTATCAGGAGTGCAACTGCACGAGCGATCCTGGTTGCTACAAGCACACGCAGAGCACCCCCAACAAGCCGGTTGTCTTCGTCGGCGCCGCGCCCGACGCGAATAACTTCCCCGCCGAGTGGGTCCAGTACGCGGGCGATCCGAACGTGTACAAGTGGTTCGACACGCGAGACTGGCTCAATTCGTTCAAGCCTGGGCTCTCGGATCAAGACGGTATCGCGCAGTTCTTCTGGAACTCGGGTGGCGTAGCCAAAACCGACGCGCAGCTCGCTCACCAGTTCTTCGAGTACGACCCGCCGCTGAACGTTCCGCCGATCTCGAAGTTCCGCCATCCGATCACTGGAGACACGTGGGGCATCTGGATGGCCGCGATCATCGACTCGAACGCGTACGCGAACGGCGCGTGGAACGTGCAGACCGATAATCCCAACGGCTACAAGTTGAAGATCGGCATCGGACCACTTCCGCAAGAGCCCTGGTACGATTACATCATCGACGCGCTCGAGTGGATCCCGATGACACTCGGTGGTCTCGCTGCCGATGCGCTGAGCGCGATCCTCTCGCTCGTCTGTTCCAACCCTGCGCAAGCGACCCAGATGGCGAAGTCGAGTCCCTACGCCGCGGCAGCTGTGCTCGCAGCCTCCAAGCTCTGTCATAAGCCTCCGACATCGTCTGTCAACTGCTTGGACCCCGCGCAAGCAGCCACGAATCCTATCTGCAGGCCACCAGATGCGACCCCATGGTACCTTCAGTGGTACGTGATCGTTGGCGTGATCGGTGCCGTAGGATTGGGTATCATTTCAGCGAAGAAGTCTCGCACCGCGCCTACTAATCCCTAGCAAAGGTTACCCACGATGATGTTCCTCGGTCTCAGCGGGCTTGGGGACTACACGTCCTGCAACGCAGCCTGCCAAGCGAACTACGATCCGACCTCGGACGCGTTCTACAACTGCAACAACGCATGTGTCGACGCCGACTCCGCAGCCGCGAACTCTGGATCATCCTCGACTGGAAGCTCTGGCTCGCCGCAGAACAACCAGTCCTCGTGGTGGCCGACCGCGCTGACGTCGCTCGTGAAGGGCGCCGCGTCGGGGCTCGTGACTCCTGGTGGCGTGTGTCCGCCAGGTTCGCAAGGCAGCTACCCCGCGTGCGCGTGCCTTCCTGGTTCGCCCGGCTCCTATCCCACGTGCCTTCAGGCACCCACGCCATTCTACGCCACGCCGCTCGGTATCCTCGGCATCGTGGCCCTGCTCGGCTTCGGCGTCTACAAGCTCGCGAAGTGAGGTGACTCGTGCAATTCAACGGGTTTCTCGACGACGTTACGAACTACATCCAGGGCAAGGCGACCGCTGGTGCTGAAGCCGCGATCCCCGAGATCCAGATGCAGGTGAAGGCGACGGTCATGCCATACGTCCTCGCGTCGCTCGCACTTGGACTTCTCGGCGTGATGTTCGGCCTCACGAGCTTCGTCGCCGTGAAGCGCCTGAAGAGAGGCTCGTGATGCGGACCGTCGGCGTTTCACCTGGCTCGTACACCATCCAGCTCGGCGCGCCCGCGACGTGCCCGCCTGACGAGATCAGTTCGGGCTCGTACGGTGTGCCGATGTACGGCTGGTACGACACCAGCGGGCTACCGCCGCTCTGGCCTCCGGGCATGCCGGCCTCGGCGATGACGGACGACTCCGGGCAGCCCGTGCTGCTCGACATGTACGGCACGCAGTCGCAGCTCAAGGGCCTCCGCGGCGACATGACCACCACGACCATATTCGGCATTGCAGCCCTAGGATTCGGGCTCCTGTACGCGGTCTGGCTGGCAATGAAGAAGCTGTAAATCCGTGTTAGGCTCATGACATGAGCCATCTCGGTCTCGGCATCAAGCTCACGCCCCAAGGCCAGATCCCGGGCGCGCCACCCTTCGAGGTCGGCTACAGCTACGGCGGCGACGGCACGTACCTCTGCCCGGACGATCCGTTCCACAACACCCGCGGCGAGGTCGGCTTCTACCACGACACGCAGCTGGGCAGCGCGCGCAAGAAGCCTTCCTGGCTTGAGAGGCGCGTCGCGAAGAAGGTTGCGAAGAAGCTCGGCCTCGGCCGCTCGATCCCGACCGACTTCGACCTCGCATCGACCTACGGCTGGGTACCGTTCAGCGACGGCTTCGTCGCCGCGAAGGAAGGCTTTCAACCCGGCACGTGGATCCCGCCGAACGGGTACGACCCGGCTGGCGGGTACGGCCCACGCATGGTGCCTCGCGATCGCAGCTGGCTCGAGAATTCACCCGCGAATCCCGTTCCTGGCCGGCCACTCGGCGACGCCGGTGTCACCGATCCAACTGTGATGCAGATACTGGCGAACCTCGCCGCTCAGCAAGCTCGAAACAACAAACTCTTCTGGCTGTCGATCCTCTCGACCTCGGCGATCGTGATCTCGTCGATCGTGACCACGATCCGCAACGCGAAGCTGATCAAGCAAGAGCGACGACTCCTCGACGAAGAGGAAGCTATTCTTTCCGCTCAGGCGGGTTAGTGGAAAGCTCACCCAACTTGTAGGTCATCGTGTACGACTTGATGTGGTTGGTTTCGATGCGCCGATCGCAGTAGATCTTGCCACCCGCCTTCTTGATGCCCTCGCAGAAGTAGAGATCCTCGCTTGTGTCCTCGGTGAACTTGAACGAGAGATCGGCGGGGACTCGGTGGAGATCGATCGCCATCACGGCTGAACCGATCGAGTCGACCTCGAAAGGTATCACGCCGCCGGCGCGCATGTCGCGAGGGTCGATGCAGACGCGCTTGCCGTCCTCGCGCTGGTAGACGTTCAGCATTTGCTTGCCGTCGACCGAACGGTACACGGGCGCTCCGATGATCGTGGCCTCCAGCTGCGCGCCAGCCAAGATCATCGTGAGCAGGCCTCCGCCGTTGTCGGTCCACGTGTCGGAGTCGACCATGAGCAGCCAATCAGCTCCCTGAGCCATCGCGTGCGCGAGCAGGTAGTTCCGCGCGCGATCGACCCCACATACATCCATTGTGATGAACGTGGCGAAGTCGGCGTGCCGTGCGGAAATCGCCGAGCGCATCGCGGCGCCGAACGCGAGCCACATCCGAGCTTGGCCTACTGCTACCTTCCCACCGTACGCCGGAATTCCAATGCTCACTTTAATGGCCATTGCGTTTCCTCCCCAGCACGATGTCCCTAACTAGTTCACGACTCACACCAAAACGATCAGCCAACTTCTGCTGGGACAGCCCATTTTTCTCCCTTAACCGCCTAATTTCTTTTACTTGTTCAAAAGTCAGTTTGCTATGAGGCATCCGATCTGCATAAGCAAACCGACCTTTATCGATACAGTCTCTAATGTTTTGTCGTTGAGATCCGGGACTCAAATGCTGCAAAGCTACACATGATGAGACATCACATGAATGAAGGAGAACCGTGCTTCTTGGCAGCGGACCAAATACTTGCTGGTAGATCCACCGATGGGCCATCACGCATATCCTTCGATTTTCACCAGGTACGGCCACAGTGAAAGATCCTCGATCTCCACTGTATTTGCTCCCAATCCAAATCAAGCAAGACCCCTGCTTCTTGGTCTTTTTCCAGAATCTTGAGAAGACATTTTCAAATGGTCTGCCCATGATATCTTTCCTTCAAGGTCATGACTCCCAAGCTCCCCACGTACCGCACCGTCGCGGGCGTCCTCGAGAACGAGAAGGGCTCGGGATTTGCACTTCTTGGCTGGACGGCGCTGCGCACGCTGCTCATCGCTCCGCCGATGCTGTTCGTCGGCGTGCCAGCCAAGCAGGCCTTCGTCGGCTCGGCGCTCGCGTCGATGTTCATCAGCACGCTCACGCTGCTGCGCATCTTCGACGCCAAGCACACCGGCCTCAAAGGCGCTCACTGCCTCTCGAGCGGTTCTGCGTTGCGACGGTCCCGAAGTCGTACCAGACGATGATCGGCAAGCCGGGCCATAGCCCGGCCAAGATCAACGACGAGATGACCGCGTAGATCGGCTCGACCGACTCAGACGGGTACCTGATCTTGTTCTGGTAGAGCGTCGTCTTCAGCTCACGTTCTCGAACAACGAAGAGCGCGAAGATGGTCATCCACACGAACGCAGCACCAAGCGCGTAGATGGCCGGGTTCCAAAAGATCAGCAACGCCGTTGCGACCACCGTCGAGACAATCTGAAGGGCTCCAAGCACTCCTCAGTTGTACTCGATGGGTCTGACTTCATGCTGACGCGCCGTCGCGCACGTCGTCGCTGTCGTCGTCCCCGAAGTCGTCCTCTTCTTCGCCTTCTTCAGGCGGTAGGCCAAGCAGCTGCTTCAGTTCGTGGATCGCATCGGCATGGAACTCGGGTGTGGCTGCGGGCAAGAGCACGCGGAAGAAGCCCTCGAAGTCGCCCGGCGCGAGCAGCTCGTTCAACGCCGGGATCGGGATGTTGTGCTGCATCACAGCCTGCAGCGCAGTGGCGATGCCCTTGGCAACTGCAGCCGGATCTGCACTGCCGGGCTGGACGACGGGCGGCTGCTTCCGCAGTCCGACGAAGAACAGATCGACGCTGCGCCGCAGCTGGATCACCTCGGGCAAGAGCGGGCCAAACCATTCCTGATCGGATTTTACCATCGGCTGCGCGATCACTTCGACGGCGCTCGGCGCCGCTTGATGTTGCGCTGGTGCCGGCTGAGGCGGAGGGGCGGGCTCGGGAACGTATGCCTGCGTCGGCCTCGCCGGCTCACCCTGCTGCCGTGATTGCTGCCACGCATCAAAAGCCGCCTTACCGTTGGGCTGGCCATTGCCGTTGGTATGGCCGTTGGGTCGGCCATTCCCAGGCCCCGCAGGCGGACCAGCTAACCCAGCCTGCTGAGGCATCGCCGACGACGTTTGCTGCACCCTCGTTTCACCGTTCGGGCCAGCTTGCTGCGGCATCCGACGAGACTGCGCGATTGAAGCATCAGCTTGCGCGCGCACTGCTGCGGCCTGTGCTTGTGCCTGTGCAGTCGCGGCGCTCGCCTGCGCGGTCACCTGCGCTTCGCGGCTCTTCGACACGATGTAGCGCTCGAATAGATCCTTGGCGTTCGTCACGCCCTCGCGGATGAGCCCCACGGTGTCGTTGCCGCCTTGGTTGAGCGACATCGCGCTCTCGAGCACCTTGTTCTGCAGATCGAACACGCCCGAGAACATCTGAGTCATCTTCTGAGTCACGTTGTCTAGACCGTTCGACGCGTCCTTGGTGATCGACATGACGTCGCGCGGCGACATCATGAAGGCCTGGAACTTGTCGATCGCGGCCCCCGACTGGCGCGCGATCTCCTTCATGGCCTCCATCGAGTTACGGCTCTGGTCCATCATCACCTGGATGAGAGGATCAGGCCCCTTGGTAGCCTGAGCCTGCACCATCATCTGGTAGTTTTGCTGCATCTGCTCGATCTGGCGTTGGATCTGAGCATTCTGCCCGGCGACCAGCTCGCGCATCTCGCGCTCGCGCCGCTCGGCCTCGCGCTCGCGGCGCTCCGACTCGAGCTGAGCCTGCTGCGCGCGCATCTGCTCGCGAATCGTCTCGACCTCGGGGCTCACCTTCGATGTCGCCGCGCTCGCCGTGAACTCAGCAATCCTCTGCTCGAGACGCTGGATCATTGCAGCGTTGGAAGCTTTCTCACGTTCCAGCTCGGCTGCGTACTGCTTCCGCACCGCATCCAGCTCGGTCGCGCGCAGCGCCACCTGCATCGCAGCAACCTGTTCCTCGAGTCGCCGACGATCGGCTTCCATCTGAGCCATCATCGGGTTATAGCCCTGCTGGTATCCCTGAGGATACCCCTGCGGCTGGTTGTAGTACGGCTGCTGAGGCGCGTACGTCGGCGACGGCTGAGGATAGCCCGACTGGGCAGTGTGGATGGGGAGAAGCCCACCCGTAGGTAGGCCACCAGGAAACTGCGACATGGGCACCTGCTGGGGTTGAGGTATCAACTGCGGTTGAGGTATCAACTGCGGTTGAGGTTGAGACGTTGGTTGAGGTTGCGCGGGTTGCTGTTGCTGGACCAAGATGCCCGGCCGCGCCGCGTCGGCAAGCGTCGGTGGAACCTTCTCGGGGTAGAGCGCCGGGTCCCACATCGGATTCCACACGAGTTTCTTGGGTGTGGGCCGAGTGTCATCGGTCACGGTGATGACGTAGTAGCCGCCACCTGACCAGTGGTTGACGAGCCAGCCCTGATCGATCGCGAGCACCTCTGCCTTCGACCATCCAACACCTGGTTGCCCACTCTCACCGATCGGCATCGGGATAGGCGACAGCATCCCATTCTTTTGCCTCTGGATCTGAATGGTCAGAGGCTCCACCATCTCCTCGAGTGCCGCCGCGTCGAGGGACTTCGGGATAGACTTAGATGTTTTCGACACGTGATGTACTTACTCCTAGACTAGGGGAACGTCAAACTTGCCTTGGGCAAAATAAGACATTAGAGTGCCATGCGCAATGCCACTCAAAACATCCAAGGAGTTGCTTCGAGACGCCCTCCTACCTAAGTTGCCAGGTGTCGGTGCCGAGCGCGTGGCCATCCGAACTCAAGGATGCTGGAACTGCATCCACTGGTCCCCAGAGCAAGCTGACAAGAAATGGTGGGACCATGCTCGGCTTGATCTGCTCAATCGAGCGGTTTCCATTGCGCTATCTTCACCTCAGGGCGAAGAGCATCCCAAGGTTCGAGCGATCAGAACCCAAGTTCCGATGATCGATGAAAAGGTGCACACCAAGCAGATTGGCTGCTGCTCTCATGGAAGACTCGCCAACGGAGACCCGGTTGGCGAATTCGTCTTCTCGACCTTCCTCTGCGACCGGTGGACCGCAGCTCAAGGAGCCTCCATCGCCCGTGAAGGGGAAAAGGCTGACAAGCTACCAGAAGAGTTGATGGATGACCTGCACAACGGCGGCAAGGTGGAGTAGTCATGTTTACTGTGCTGCTTTTCACACTCCTAAGCACTTCTCTGTGGTACCTAGGCAGTCGGGCAGTCATCACGCGCGCGCTCTGGTCACGGTACCCGCGCTGGCTCGCCACGTTCGCCGACTGCCCGGCATGCATCGGATTTTGGTGGGGCAACTTCCTCGCCGCGACGGTAGGCTGGGGTTACCATCTAGATTACCTAGGAATTCCTCTGGACAACATCGTCGGAGGCCTAGTCGTCGGGCTCTGCTCGATCGTGCTCACGCCGATCGGCGCGGGCATCATGCAGTGGGGCTTCGACCACGCGGGGACCGCGGTCGGAGAGGAGGAACCATGAAGGGTGCGAAGGGTGACCCCAACGCCTCGTTCTTCGTACAGCTGCGTCGCCACGAGCGGCAGCTAATGCGAGATGCTCTGGTCTATGCTGACTGGGACGAGGACGCCGCGGCGAAGCTGCTAGGGCTCGAGGTCACGTACCTGCGCACGCGGGGCCGGCGGATCGGCGGAGTCTTCCAAGGCGACGCCGACAAGGAGCCGTACCAGTGGGAGTCGAATCCTCCAGGCAAGAAGCTCAAACCAAAGAAGAAACCCCGGAATGAGAAACCTGCGAACGAGCTTCCTACCTCCGGGCCGGTCGCTGATGATCAAGGTGACTCCACCGATGACGCCAGCGGAGGCTCCGGTGGTCCTGACCTTGATCAAGGTGGGGATGCAGGTGACGACGATCAGTCGAGAAATGGTGAACATCTTCAACCCGACTGACCGCTATTTGCCGATCCTGTTCTTCGTGGCTCCGTCGGGATACGACCTCGGCTGGGCCGGCAAACTACGACAACTGCTCATAGGAGTCTGAATGCCCGCGACAGTCACCCTCCCCTTCGAGGAATATCAACAGACTCGCGACCTGAACGCCGAGCTGAGCCTGAAGGTCAAGAAGCTGCAAGACGAACTCTTAGCCGCCAAGTTCGAGGCGAACGATGGCGAGGTTCGTCAGCTACACGACGCCGTGCGCGCGGCGCTCGAAATCGTCAGCTACGCGATCGCAAACCTCTCGCCCGAGGTCAACAAGCGCTGGCCGTTCGCCGCACTCAACGCACTCGCCGCGGGTGTACGTGCGCTGCCGACGTGCTCGCCGCATGACCTCGAGCTGGCATCCGAGATGGAGAAGTTCGCACGTGAGTGCGAAGTGTGGGAGGTCAAGCGTAAGAACGAGCCCGAGCGCTACGTTCCCGAGCCTCACCAGCCGACCGCGCGCGCGGTAGTCGACGCAGCGGCTCTCGCGCGCGCGGCGGACGACGAGCTTGCTCGCGAGACCTCCTCTCAGCTGGACGATGGCGTCTAGAGCCCGCTGGGCCACGTACTGCAGGCTCACATGCCTTGGCGGATCCGAGGCTGGCGAATGCCCATGTCGACGTCCCGTTGACTGCTTGATGCAGCACGACCCAGAGTTTCCGATGCGTCGCGACGAAGCCACCATCCGCATCATCCGCGTCTCTCGCGCGACGCTTGCACCCATTCGACGACGGAGGTAGCATCGATTCAAGGCCCCGAGACTGACGACTCCTCCAGGCCCTAGACGGCTCGTCGCTTCCACCCGGCATTCGGCGGCGAGCCGTCCAACGCGCTTGGTGAGCATCCATGCATCCATAGCCCGTGCTAGCATGCATGCATGATGATCCTCTCTACGGGGATGACGCCCGACGCGTTGACCCGCTCGTTCCTCGAGCCGACTGGCCTGCCGCCGATCCAGACCGGAGGCGTCCCGTACATGCATCCCGTGCGCAACGCCTTCGGCTGTGCAGGCTGCGTGCGTGGCGTCGCCGGCCTTGGTGATCTCTCGTCGCTGTCGACCACGCAGACGCTCGGCCTGCTCGCGCTCGTCGGCGCGCTTGGCTACGGCGGTTACCGCTTCATGAAGAAGCAGCGTCGGCGCCGTCGTCGCTAGGCAACTCCAGTAGCGCTGTCGGCCTCTCTCCGATGTACAGAAGCCAGTTGTCTGCTATCTCGATGCGCACCTGGCCTCGCATCTCACGTGCCTCGTTCAAGGACTCAAGAGCCTCCTCGAAAGTTGTGTCCGTCCGACCCATTTCATGGAGCATCTGTTGATGCCTTGTGATCTCAAAGGCGTGCCGACCGTAAATCAGCTTGTGCTTCCGGTAGTAGAGCAGGCGGGCTAACGCAGCTTGATCTGGGGTTTCGTAGGTACCCACATTCACCGCGTTCCGACTGCCACGTCCATCAGGCCTTGGGGCTGACGCCCTGAACGCTTTGCCGTTTTGGTAGACACCAACGAATCCGCTCGCAGCCTTGTCGTTCGTCTCGAGCAGGTCGTAGTAGGATTCTACCGGCGGTAGATCCCTTGCCTTGACTGCCTGAGGATCAGATCGATCCTCCTCATCCGCCATGGCTTTCTCGCGGCCCATATGACATGCGGCCGTGATCTCCTCGAACGCCGGGTTCCGCTTCTTGATTGCGGTAAGGGTCTTGAGCATGAAGATCCAAAAGGATTGGTTGGCGCTCAATCTCTGAAGGGATCCCCACTGTTCCAGGATGTTCCACAGCTCTCGTGGCACGTCCACAGTATTTAGGGTCACCGAGGTATCTGAAATGGCGGTCACGCGGATTCTGGCTCTTGGCATGGTTCCCGATCTAACCTCCTTGGTACCATCGGTCAAGCTAAAATTTGTAGGGTCTCCAACTAAGCCGTAGCCCTAAATTTGGAAGTGCCCGTTTATACCTATATATAGATCGGCCCAACGGCCTATATTTCTCTATACAACTTAGATCTTATATAAAGAGATTATAATATATAGTTTATACAAGAATTAGGTTTATATGGGGTTTCCAGACCACGTCGGGAAAAAATATATGGATATAAACGAGCACTTCGCGAGGCACGTTTACTTTACCCAGAATAACGTACGGCTGGCTACAGTAACACAAAAACCGTTGGGTCAAGGACTCAGCCAGCCCTCGAGCTTGAGCGGCAAGTCCTCGTTGCAGTGCCCACAGTGGCACGAGCTGAGCTGCCCTGCCGGCGCGCGCAACGAGCCGTCCTCGAGCACGATGTGCCTCAGCAGAGACGCATGGCCTTGAGAGCAGACGACGCGTACGGTGCCATCATCGAAGCGCCACCAGCTCAGCGGCACGCGCTTAGGGTTACGCCTCAGCATCGTCGATGTCCTCAAGAGGCACCACAGGCGTGTTCTCCACGTCGTCGAACTCCGTGAGGTCATCTCTGACCACGGAGGGCAACGTGTCACGCAGCTCGCACTCGACGACTTCGACCCCGAGCATACATCGCTCGTGCACGATCGCAAGTTCCTCTCGAGTGTGCGCGCCGAGCACGATGCCTCCGCGTGGCACCAGGAGGAAAATCTTCATGCACGAAGCTTAACCCGCCGTCGAAGTGGTAGCCTTGGGTCGTGGCGTCGCAGCTGAAAAATATCTTGCACTTCGTCAACATTCAGCCGGGCGGAACCCAGACGCTGCCACACGGGCTCAACAACACCTTCAAGAAGCTGATCCCTGACGTTCTGCTGCCGTCGATCCCCGGGATCGTGACGATGACGGCGGACGACACCAACGTCACGCTGACGAGCGTCGCGGTCGTGCCTGTGACGGTCGATGTGCTCTGCGAGTCGTGGCACACGATCGAGCGCGCGTTCGGAAACCAGCAGACCACACAGCTGGCGCCGCAACCGTTCGTAAGCGGGCTGTTCGGGCTGACTTATCTTCCGATCACCGACGCGATGACATTCGACCTCAAGTTTGGGTTCCCAGGTGGAGGTGGGCAAACGTACACTGTCACCAACTTTCGAGGTCAAGGTCTGACTCAGTCAGGGCCTGTCGTCGACCACGGAACCTTCGTCACGATCCCATTCACGTTGGTTACACCGGCTGCGATCATACAACGCGTCGAACTGATCTCGATGCACATCCCTAGCATTGCGACGTTCCCACCCGACGTGCAAGGACCGATCGGTTTGATCGTCGACACGACGGACGCTGAAGTCACGGTTGGTGTTCCAATCGACACGGGCTCCATTCCGCCGCCAGGATCACCGGATGCCTTTCTTGGGGTGTCCTACGTCCTGGTTCGGTTGATTCCTTGACTCAGGTGTCGATCCTCAATCCAGATACGTTTGTAGCGGCCAATGGGGAAGCCTTTTGGGTGGTCGCAGGAACTCCAGTTGCTACCGACGTGGTCTCAGACCGAGTAGTCCGCGCGAACGCTGCTTCGGCAGCACTATCGTCGGTGCTTGGTGTCGTCGTCGTTGGAGCTGACCCGACGCTCGGGTTGATCGTCAAATCTGAAGGCATCTTGGTGCTCTACACCGAGCAGTGGGATCAGGTGACTGGTAGTAGTGGAGGCCTCGTTCATGGGGCCACCTACTACCTAGACGCGATACCTGGTAAGATCACAACTACGCCACCAAGTGCTCCTGGAACCAGCATTACGGCAATAGGTCGTGCACTCTCGAGCACCGTCTTGGTGTTGCACATCCAGCCGTACATCTACCAGTAGGAGACACCATGGCCATTCGCTTACCTCTCGTCATCGTCAACGGTCAAGTTCAACAGCTTCAATCTGGTGACAGCCTCGATACCAGGGCCGAGCAATTTCAGCTCACCAACGACGAAGCAACCCCCGTGGTCATCTGCGCGCCGGTCTACGACGACGCCGCGGGCGGCTTCAAGAAGGCACAGGCCAACGCATCCGGTACTAAGGACGTCGTCGGCCTTGTGGGGCAGTCTCCAAGCATCGCCAACGGTGTTGCGGGTGCTGTCTCTCTCGACGGCGTTCTGACCGCGACCACGGCGCAGTGGGATGCGGTCACCGGCGGATCTGGTGGTCTCACCTTCAAGACCCGCTACTACCTCGATCCTGCCACCTCTGGGAAGCTGACCTCGACAGCTCCAACGACTGTTGGGCAGTACGTCTGCGAGGTCGGCATCGCGATGTCGGCGACCGATCTCAAGATCAACATCATGCCCCCGATCCTCCTCTAGCATGGCGATTAGGCTTCCTCTCATCGTCATCAGCGGGCAGCTACAGCAGCTGCCAGCAGGAGACACCGTCGACGATCCAGCGATCGGATCGTACGCGCCGGGCTCGTTCGCGCTCGCTGCAGGACAGTTCGCGCTCATGGCCAAGCGGCTCACGCTCACCAGCTCGCAGCGAGCGACGCTCGCGGGCGACAGCTGCCTCAGGATCAACTGATGGCGGAGATCCTCCTCGATGCGCAGGGTGTTGGAACAACCCCAGCTACCAGCAAGCTCCTTGTATACCCGGACTCGAGCACGAAGCAGCTGACCGCACTCAACGACACCGGCCGCAAGTTCAGCCTCGACGGCGTGATCCGCAATTGGAACACGGTCGACGTCGTAGCCAACGCGGCCGACACGTACCTCGCAGGCTCGAATCTCATCGTTCCTCAGCATCTTCTTCAAGCCGGCGCGACGCTGAAGTGGCGTCTGATCATGACGAAGACGGCTGCGGGCGTCGCAACTCCAGTATGGACGGTGCGTGTTGGCACCACTGGCACCGTCGCTGACGCCGCGCGGTTGACGTTCACGGGTGGCGCGCAGACAGCCGCCATCGATACAGGCTTCGTCGAATTCTCTGCGGTGTTGCGCAACATCGGCGCTGCGGGCGTGCTCGCTGGTGGGATGAACTTGGTGCACAACCTTGCTACTACAGGATTCGCGACGATCGCGTCTGAGGTTCTTCAGGCAACGAGCGCAGGCTTCGATACGACGGTTGCGGGTCTCATCATCGGCATCAGCGTGAACCCGGGCTCAGCGGGCGTCTGGACCCATCAGCTGGTAGTTGCCGAGATGTCCAACATGTAGATCAGGGCGTCTTCTTGGCCTTCAGCTTCTGATCAAGTTTGTTGAAGCCCATCTCGACGACACGCACCTCTAGCTTCAAGGCTTCCGGCAGAGAGTTGAACGAGTCACCGATCGCGGTGCGCATGCGCTCGTTGGCGCGCGCGAGGCGGCTCAACTCCTCCCTGAGCAGGGAACGGTTAGGTTCCTTCGAGGCCGATTGCAGCCGCGCATTCGCCCATGCGATCGCGTGAACGATCTCGTCGAAGTTGTCGGGCAACGGCATCAGCGACCGAACAGCCTCGCGATCGCGTGCACGATGCGCCACACGCGACCGGGCTCGATGGTGATGTGACCACTGTGGCCGAAGTTCACGTTACTGATCTCGATCTTCATTTCTTGGCTCCGGGTTGCTTGGTGTAGATCTGCTTGAACATTTCGATGGTGGTGTGACCCTTAACCACCTTCTCGAAGTCGGCATCGGAGATGTCAGCGGCTACGTACGGTTTCTGCTCGCGCCAGCTTTGGCGGATGTTGCTCTCCGATCGCGCCTCGAGTGCTGTCATCTCCGTCGGAGAAGTGCCCTCACGAATCGCCGCGAGCACCGCCTCACGTGCCTTTTCTGGATTATCACCGACGACGAAGACGTCATGAATGATCACAACATTGAACAACTTCATCAATCCTCCTCGGGCCAAACAAAATATCTGGTGGGAATCCACCTCTAACGAGGCGCATAGCCCTCGTGGCTTCAGCCTGAGTCTTGAACGGTCCACATCTTTGTATGCCACCGCCCCTTGCGTACCACTTCACTTTTCTCATGGATCAGATCCTTGTCGGCATGATTGCATAGGCTGCGAGGAAGAGCCCACGCTCCCACGCGATCTTGAAGGCCCGTCGTCGACGATCGAATAGATCACCCTGCAGCAGGGCAGTCGTTCCGATCGCGTCTCGACAGCGCCACTCGAGTATGTGCGCGTCGACGAGGTTGACAGGAAGCTCGGTCAGCGCGCGTGACAGGATCGCGTTGTAGACCTCGCCTCCACCTGAGCTGTTCGAGACGGTGATCTGGAGGCAGCGCAGCGCAGCGCACGTCACGACGTTGATGTCGCGACCTAGCGATTGAAGAAAGTTACCTGCTTCCCAATATACGCTCGCGTCGCTCCGTCGACTTTCCCATGTGACCTTCAAGAATAACCGGGCGGCTGCTTCCTCTCCGTCTTGGAAGTCACTTAGCGACATCGCTAGCCCAGTCGCATTCCAACCGTCGTGCCAAGGGATCGCGAACCAGCCATCAGCGTTTCGCTCGAGTCGGTACTCGTCGAGTACGCTCGCCAGCTCGGCGAGATCGTCGTCGATCTTGGGCTGCTTGGGATGAACCTTCTTGGGGGGCTTGCGCCGCGGTTTCTTCACCCTTCAGTTTTACTCGATGGGTCTGACAACACGCCGGTAGACGCCCTTGAGCCACCACCAGGCGCGCTGGTACCACTTGGCCCACGTGTTCTTCCAGCCGAGCGTCTGGAACAGCTTGTGAGCTTGCTCGTCGCTCAGCTCGCCTTTCGTGCCGTACCACGCCGCGGTGTACAAGTATCTGGTCTTGCCAGCCTCGTCCTCGTCACTGATCGTCAGCTTCATCGGTACCTGTTCCTTTCAGTTGAAGTGGGGCCTCGTCGGGAACGACGGTGAGCTGCGCGTCAGTTTGGCGCCAGATGCGATACGTCTTGCGGCCCGCGACCGCGGACATCTGCACGATGAAGTCGCGCTCGATGTGTGACGAGCGAAGCTTCTGCGAGAGCACCTTAGAGTTCTTGTACCAGGTGATGCCCTGCGCCTGCGCGAGCGAGTTGAGGTCGGCGTAGAGCACGTGGACCGTCACTTCTCGACCGATGTTTGACGGCCCCATGCGCGGCTTGTAGCCGATCCACTGGTGGAGCAACTCGTTCAGCGGATCTTCCTCGGCAGCGAATGCGTTGCGCTCGTCCTGTAAGCCGGCCATCAGATCGAAGACGTCTTGCTCCGACCACTCGAGCACCTTGCCGACGACGCGTGCGAGCGCGGCGAAGTCTGCCATGCGATGGAACTCGTCGACGTCCTCGCTATACGCACCCGCGCGGATCTCGGCGACGATGCGGTTGACGTAGTAGATGTACTCGCCGAACAGGCGTGGCCTGAGGTCAATAGTCTCCTCGAACAGCTGCGCTAGGCGAGTGAACTTCTCGCGCTTGTCGAAGCGCAAGATCACGCAGCGGTCAGCTACGTCCTCACGGCGGAAGCTCGAGGGATTCTTGGTCGCGACGGCCATGAACGCATGCGGCTTGATCGACACCTCATCGTCGTCGGAGTAGAGCTTGCGCTTGGGGAAGCTGCCGTCGGTCGTGTACTGGCAGGTCTTGTCCGCGAGCCAGTCGATATACGAGTCGATGTTGTCGAGCAAAGCAATCGGCGAACGCAGGAGTAGGACGCCGAAGTCGGCCTCTTGGCTCGACGAGATTGACATCGTTTTGTGCTTGCCGAGAAGTGCGGTCTGGATGAGCTGTAGGCTCGACGTCTTGCCCGAGCCTTGTACGCCTTCGACCATGAGCAGAGGCTTGGTCGGCATCAAGTCGGGGAACGCGAGCGCGAAGAGCCACACGGTGAGCGCCTTCTGTTGCAGCTCCGACGGGATTCCACCTAGTCCGGCCGTCGTGAAGTTCAGATTGGTCAGATGCTCGATCAGAAGTCCGTGCGGGCCGATATCAGGCTCGACGGGGATTCCACCGTCGTCGTCGATGAAGAACACTTCGTCTTCGCCTGGCGAGACCTTGGAATACGCCTCGGTGCCATCTAGCTTCCACATGAAGCCGGTGTATGTGGAGAGGTAGGCGGTCTGGCTGGTCGTGTTGTACGCCGAGAACCGCCGGAGTTCAGCGCGCGTGCCCTCGTTGATCGCGTGCGCGCGCATCGCCGCGTAGACACCCTTCGTAACCGAATCGTCCTCGGTGAGACCGTACATCGCGAACAGGTAGCCGAAGATGCGCTCGCCCCCACGGCCGTGAGGTGGCAGCCGCACGATCTCGTTGGTCGCCCCGAGCACGACGTACAAGATTCGATCGGGTTTGGTGCAGATGAACTGCGTTCCCAGCGTCGTCTCCATCTGGACGATGTAGTTCCAGACGGCCTTCTTCTTCTCGGCGACCTTGCCCGTGGCCGTCAGCACCGACACCCTGAGCTTGCAGAGTGCCGCCTGTTCCGCAGGGACCTTCACGTCGCTCTAAGCTACCCCATGGGTCTGACAGCGCGAGGAGTCAGACCGAGGGCGTAGTCTGTGGGCGATGAAACCTGCGACCGGCAAGCGATTCCCCGGCTGGTGGTCCGCCGATCAAGAGACCGCGAACCGGATCCTCAAGCGCGGCGCGGGCGTTGGCCTGAAGCAGGAGCGCGATCGCTCGTGGTCCTTGCACGAGACCCACCTTCCGCTGCTCGACACGCCAGAGGCTTCTATGGCGCTTTCGCGCTGCGCTGGCGATTGGAACGCGCGCGACGTACGCACGGCCCAGCTCGGCTTCAAGCTTCGCACGACTCAGCAGCAAGCTCTTGATTTTATAGCGCCTAGACGGGGAGTCTTGGTTGGTGACGCGATGCGTCTGGGGAAAACACTTACGGGGATTATGGCTCACGACCCAGATCGTGGTTCGTTGGTCATCGTGGCGCCTTTGTCGGCACGCGCGGTTTGGCTTGGCTGGCTTCGCCGTGTGTTTCCTGGAGTCCCGGTGGGTGTGTTGACAGGCTGGACGGTGAACCGAGAGTTGCTCTCTCGTCCGATCATCTTCGCGCACTACGACATCGTTCGCAAGTGGCAAGTGATCATGCCGATCGGCACGCTCATTCTTGACGAGGCTCATGCGATCACAAATCGGCGTTCGAGTCGATCCAACGCGGTGGTTCTTCTCGCTAGCCGTGCAGAGAAGGTGTTAGCTCTTACCGGAACCCCAATCTGGAAGAGGCCGACGGATTTGTGGAACGTGCTTGGTACTCTAGCGCCGGGGGCGTGGGGCAGTTACTGGGAGTTCTCATCTCGCTATGGAGCGCCTGAAGAAACCGCTTTTGGTACTAGATTCACAGGCCTCTCGAACGGTGACGAGCTGACCGCGCGGCTGTCGGAGATCATGATCCGTCGGTTGTGGAAGGATGCGCAGGCCGACTTGCCGTCGATCTCGCGTAGCGTCGTGCTCTCCGAGGTCGACGCGGCGACGAGCCGCAAGCTCGACGTGCTCGCGGGCAAGCTCCGATCTGAGCGGACGAACACCGCGGGCAATCTCGCCCACTACCGGTCACAACTGTGCAAGATCAAGCTCAAGACCGTCGTCGAGGAAGCGAACAAGGCGATGGACCGCGGAGAGCCGGTAGTGGTGTGGACGTGGCACAAGCAGTTCGCCGATGACATCGCCGACGTACTCGGCGAGCGTGCATTCGTCATCCATGGTGATGTCCACGCCGACAAGCGCGAAGAACGGATGGCGGCTTGGAGAGCGACGCCAAGCTCAGCGCTCGTCGCCACCATGGCCGTTGCTCAGGTCGGCATCGACCTCTCGCACTCGCACCTCGCGATCTTCGCAGAGGTCGACTACACGCCCGCAATCCTCGCGCAGGCCGAGATGCGGACCTACGCGCCTGAACGTGCGATGAACATCACGTTCGTCGTCGCCAACCACGTGGTAGACCAACGACTCGTGCGAGCGCTCGTCTCCAAGCTCAGCTCGTCAGAGCCGCTAGGCCTTGGTGCTGCGGTCGACTCGATCGACGCGCTCCGAGACGCGATCGAGGGGCCTCGTGACGAGCCCGACATGCAACGGTTCTTCGACGATCTCATCGCGAGCGGGCTTGGCTAGCAAGCTGTCAGACCCATCTGATACAAGAGACCAGCATGCAGTGGCCCCAAATTGTCGTCCTCATCGAGTTCGTGATCTGGTTAGCGGTCGCCGTGTGCGACGTGATCACAGACCGCAAGCTGTCGCACGCTGGCGCGGTTGTGCTCATGTTGATCGTGATCGGACTGATCGCAAGCAACGTACTCGTCCTCAGCGCTGGAGGTTTCTGGTGATCGCAGCCATTGAAGCGCCGCAGAAGCTCTGCATCGTGCTCCACACCGCTCGCAAGGGCCTCAAAGCGATCGCGACGTCATACTGCAGCGTCGAGTACAACGCGGCCGATGGCGTCGTGCAGGTCCACGACTCGTTCTTCCGCGAGGGCAAGACGTGGATCTCGGTGGTCAACAAGCGCGAGATCAAGGCGTGCCCCATCTGCAAATCCGTCAGCGGGATCGGAGGGGAGCCATGAAGCCCCATCTACCAGTAGTCGGCACGACCGCAGCCACGACGGCGTTCTGCTCCGAGCGGCTCGGCGGTCCGAACGGCACGCATCTCTTCGTCGATGGCAACGGCAAGATCACTCGAGAGAACGGATCACTCGCGGACCCTAAGCCGAACGCGTTCTCGCTCGTACAGATCGAGACGTGCCCGGGCTCGACGGCTGCGTGCCAGAAGGCTTGCTACGTCCATGGTCTAGAGAAGCACCAGAATCCAACGTGGCAGCTATATCGCCACAACACCGATGAGATCAAGCGTATCATTGCTGATCCGATCCTGTACGTCGAGTGGTCTGAGATCATGGCGGACTGGATCAGGCAAGAAGCTCGCGGTGGGTTTCGTTGGCACGTCAGCGGTGACCTGTTCTCAGCGAGGTACGCGGAATGGATCGCGGATGTGTGTCGTCAGGCACCCGAGGTTCCGTTCTGGATCTATACGCGCAGCTTCGGCAACAAGTTCCTTCATCCCTTGGTTGTTGTGTCCACCCAGCGTGGCGGCAATCTTGCGATCAACCTCTCGTGCGACGTCGACAACTACGAGATCGCCCGCTCTGCAGCCGAGCGCTACGCGTTCGAGCCGGGTGATAACACGTACGAAGGAGACTCGACCTTCGTCTACAATGACACGAAGCGGCTGCGTCTTTGTTACCTGACGATCGACGGCAAAGTGCCCGACGATCTCGAGGTCGACGACGTGATCTTCCCGGACTACGCACTACGGCCGAAGTCGGTGCCGTCTCTCGCCGACAGCGAGTGGTGGCAATCACTCACGCCGCATCAGCGTGGCCTTGTTTGTCCCGTCGACGCGCATGGTAAGTCCGAGGCGCGTCGCTGTGGCCCCTGCATGAGGTGTTTGACGTGATGACGCAAGCAGCGAAGACCAGATATTGCCCCCATAGGCAGGATCTTGCATTCATTCTGCGCTGGCACTCCGCGGCGCTGCAGCTGAACGGCCGGTAGATGGCGGTCAAGTGCTTGCTCTGCGGACGGTCGCTCCTGCTGCGCATGAACGGCCGGTTTCGTCACCCGAAGGCTGAAGACTGCCTCGTGATAAAGACCGACGATTACGGGATCGCCGTCGAGGATGATGTCGCTCTCAAGACGGAGGTCATCCCGTCTGACGAGAACTTCTTCGAGGAGTTGGATCTCGTGCCCTTCCCGCCGATGGAGAAGGTGCTCGTCGAGATCTTCGACAACGCGAAGGTGCCTCGACTCGGCGGGATCTCGAGTGGTCGTGGCTGGTCGATGATCAGCACATTTCAGCGCTGCCCGTATCTCTGGTATCGCAAGTACGTTGAGCCGTTGCCGCCCGGGATCATGTCGCACGGAGATCGCGAAGCGCTCGCGATCGGCACGCTCATCCACACGTTCCTCGCGATCTACTACACGCGAATGATCACGCCGGGCTACCCACTCACGCCGGAGATCGTACGGGACCAGGCGCTGATGAAGGCCAAGCCCGATCACGTACACGAAGGCTGGCGCGTGTTCCTGAACTACGCGCTGTTCTACCAACGCGAAGAGATCATGCCACTCGCGGTCGAGTACAACCTTCAGGATCCTCGCACGGGTGAGAGTTGCCGCTATGACTTGATCGCGTACTTCCCGACGACGATCGGCGATCGACTCGCTGGCACGTACAACATCGAGCACAAGTCGACGGCGCGCTTTGATGACGCTAGCCTCAATGGGTGGTCTAACGACGGCGAGATCTTGGGGCAGACGATGCTGTGGAAGCGGCTTGGCCTGCACAACAAGTTCGGAGAGCTACGTGGCACGATCGTCAACCTCCTCGGCAAGCAGAAGGAACCTCAGCTCCATCGCACGACGATCGGCCCGAACTCTTGGCAAGTCGGACAACACGAGAAAGACTTGCGGGTGTGGGGAGCGCAGATGCAGCACGCGGTCGCGACGGGCAACTTCCCTCGCGCTCGTGCAGCCTGCATCGGGCGTTGGGGCAAGTGCGATCTTTTCAATCATTGCGCGACGGGCGAGTGATGCACGCTGGTCAGCTACTTCAAGATTTGGCTGGTCGAGAGTTTGGGTTCTTGACCGTGTTAGGGCGCCACCCTCGTCAACATAGGAAGGCGGTTGAACAGCCGTCCGCGGCGACTAGCCTAGGAGGAACATGAGCGCGATCACCGACGCGAGGCGTTTTCTATTGCTGCACAGCGTGGGCTGCGTGACGCTCGATGAGCCCATCGAACTTCTCGAGCGCGTGCTCGAACACGTCGAGAAGACCGGCAACGATACTCGGCTGATCGCGAGAAACTTGCAGCTCACGACGCAAAATACTGAACTGCAAACGAAAGTGCGAGAAGCGAACGAGCGCACGCGGCTCGTCGAGCATTACGCTGTTCAGCTCGAGGAGAAGGTCAAGCGTCTGCAAGCCGCACAGAGTCAGACCCAGCCTGTAGTGTTACCGCGACAGATGAGGCTGCCTGAGCCCAAGACGATCGTCGTGCAACCACAGCGCGACTTTCTCGACGAGATCGATTTCATCCCGTGCCGCGACGAGCGGTGCGGCCGAGAGAGCTTGCACCCACTGCACACCAACGGCCTGACCAAACGCGGACCGAGGAAGACCAAGCATGCGTGAGATCGACCTCAAGGCAACCGACGTCGGCGTCATGCCGATCAACACGTTCCTCTGCTACGGCGACACGCGCTCTGGTAAGACGACGTGGGCTGGCACGTTTCCACGTCCGCTATTCCTCTCTGACGTGACGGAGAAGGGCTTCGAATCGTTGCGTGACGACAACTGGAACGATGAGGCAACGCCACGCTTCGAGGAGAACGTGCCGCCGATCGTGTGGGGCATCGAGACGGAGGCCGACTTCGTGCAGTGCCTCGAGCGGGCCAAGCCGCTCATCCAGAGCGGACGGATCAAGTCAATCTGGCTCGACTCGATCTCGTTCTACTCGGATTTGATCCTGAACTCGATCCTGATGAGGCAGACCAAGGTCGACATGCGCAAGGCGTACGGCGATCTTGGGATCCACCTGCGCAACGTCCGCATCCAAGGCCACGCGCTTGGCGTCAACTTTGGCTGGCTCGCGCTGGCGCGCCATCCTGAGGAGGATGATCCCGTCGGTCGACCGCTCATTCCGGGCCAGCAGTCCGACAAGTTCAGCGCTGGCTGTGACTTCATCTTCCACTTCCGTGTGGATCAGCCGCAGCCATCGCAGCCCGCCAACTTCAACATCTATACCAAGCGGTACCCGGTGAAGGATGGTCGGCACTACGTCGCGGGAAACCGCCTCGGTGGGCGCGCGAATCTCTTGGCGAGCCCGATGCGCGGCACCTACGCCACGATGATGGAGTCGCTCGGCTACGATGTCGACGCGATCCGCAAGGGCCTCGTGCCGATGAACAAGATCCCCGCGGTCACGCCGGTCGCGCCTAAGGCACCTCCGGTTATGGCCAAGCCGGCTGCAGTTGCAGTCAAGCCCGCGACGTTCGTCGTCAAGGGTGTCTCCAACGGTTCGTCCGTCGAGAAGTCGACGGTGAAGTAACAACAACAACAGAAAGAGAATGCCATGGCAACGGAACAGCAAGAGTTCGTCGACTTCGAGATCGAAGCAGATTTCGAGAACATCAAGGAGTTCGGTGGCAGGGGATTCCCGCTGCTGCCCGTCAATGACTACATCTTCGAGGTGGAGCATGTCGAGCAGAAGCCGTCCTCGAAGAACACGCCGATGGTCGTGGTGACTAGCAAGGTCGCCGAGGGCCAGGAGGACGACGAGGCCGCGAAGTACACCGGCCAGAAGGTGTGGGCCAACTACCCGCTCACCGACAAGGCGATGGGGCGCCTGAAGAACATCATGATCGCCTGCGGCGCGCCGCTCGACAAGTTCCGTGCGTCGGCGCTCATGGGCGCGAAGTATCGTGCGTCGATCGTCCACAACCAGGGCGATGCGACTCCAGGGCCAGATGGTCAGCCGCGTGAGGCCCGCATGTTCGCGAACCTCTGCAACGAGAGGCCACTCGAGACGATCGAGGCCGCCGCCCCTCCGCCGCCTCCCCCGGCGACGAAGAAGGCTACTGCTACGACTACGAAGCCCGCGGCTGCGCCTGCGACTCGTCGCGCGTAACGGTTCGAGGACCAGCCAAGCCTGAGGCTGTGGATTCCCCCATCCACGGTGGTTCCACCCCCATCGAACAGCCCGAGTGCTAGCCGGCCGCGAGAGTGGCCTAACTCGATGACTTGGCCGTGGAAAGTAACGGCCACCTTTTGTCCTTGCCCCTTGGTACGGGGCTAGCCTGGCCCGGGCGAAAGTAGACCTTACCAGTCAGGGCACTTTTTCTCGCTACCCCATCGGCACCCCACTTCGATCTTCTCTTGATAGTGATCTTATAGTACTCAGGTTGTCAGCGTCCTCGTCAGACGCGAACCACATAGAGCCCGGGTGGGCTCGTCAAGGAGTCGTCATGCAGCAGGAAGATCTGCCGGTAGAGATCTGTCGTGAAGATGATTGCGACATCGAGGGGATTCACGAGCCGCACGAGGTGCGCGCTAAGAAGGAACAGCAGCCACGCTCCAAGCGAGAGCCGTGGAAGCTGATGAACTCGCCGGAGGCGCTCGACGAGTCGATCATGCGGGTGATCAACCGGCTGAACGTCGCCAGCTTCCAGGCTATCTTCCACGAGGTCGAGAACGACTTCGGGTCGATCGGCGCGACGCCGAACACCGGCGATCGCACGTTGCATCGGCATCTCGTGATGCTCTGCCGCGCGGGGCGTCTGCTGCGCGTCGACGTCGGCCAGCGGATGTATGCGTACCTCAAGCCGTCGGCGAAGTTCGCTCGAGACGTCGACTTCGTGCGAGACATCCTCGACAACTTCCGCGATACCAGCCCACACGAGACGCGAGCGATCTACGGTGGCCGCGTCGTCTCGCCACGGAGGATGGTCTGAAGGACTAGATGGGCGAGGGGCTCAACCGCGGCACGTGCGATGGGGCTCGATGCGAGGAGTGCCCGTTCTCCACGCATGGTGGACCGACGCGGCCGGTGTTCTCGGAGTATCCCGATGATCCGCTGTGGATCTTGATCAGCGAGGGGCCGGGCTTCCACGAGACGAAGCAGGGTCGTCCGTTCATCGGCGCATCGGGTCAGGTGGTCAACCAGATCTTGCACAAGATCGGCCGACCACGTGATCACCTATTCGTTGGCTACGCGACGCTCTGCCAACCGCCGCAGGGCTCGCCCGTCGAAGAACGCGAGCGCGCGGCAGCGTGCTGCAAGCCGAGGCTCGCGGCCGAGCTGGCGCAGTTTCCCGGCAAGCCCGTGCTCACGCTCGGCGCGGTTGCCGCGCGCGCGATCATCCCTCAGGAATCGCTCGACGCGATTGACCCGCCGGATGTACCGAAGACGAGGAAGAAGTCACAGAAGGAGAAACAGAAGGCCGCGAGCAAGGACGCCAAGGCCGAGAGTGCAGCGATCGAGAAGATCGCGGCGCGCCGATTCAAAAAGCTCCTCAAGATTCGGCAGGAACAGGTCAAGCACGAGTGCATCCGCATCCATAAGAGGAAGCCTAGCAACTGGAGGCAGTACCTTGAGAAGGAGACCGAGCGCGATCACAAGAAGCTCTGGATCAAGGCGACAGCCGACGCGAACGTCGAGTACCACGCCAAGCAGAAGGAGAAGGAGCTTGCGAAGCAGGCGAAAGTCGGCAAGAAGCCGACCAAGAAAAAGCCGATCAAGATCACCGACATCGTTGGGACGCTCTTCGATGTCGATGTTGATGGTTCTGGCGTGCGCCCTGTCATTCCGGCGATCCACCCCGCAGCCTTGCTTCGTGGTGGTGGCGCAACCATTGGTGGTTCGCACACGCCGGACATGGCGTTCATCAACCTCATCTACGATGCAGGGAAAGTCGACGCACTAGGAAAGGGCCGCGATATCCGGCTCAAGCTCGACGTCGAGTACGAGCTGACCGACCCCGAACGCGCTGCGCAGCTGATGTTGAACATCCTGCAGGACGCGATCGACGACAACCAGGTGACGATCGACCTCGAGACCTACGTCGATGACGTCGATCGCCACCACGCGCTCATGGCCTACGTCGCGAAGATCCGCGTCATCGGCATCTCGTCGAAGCGTCGACGCGTCTCGGTGCTCTGGGATCTGCTGCCCAACTGGTGTTTCTCGTATCTCCAGCTCGTGCTCGGCAACGTGCCGACGGTCTACCACAACGCGCTCTACGATCGCACGGTGTTGCGCGCGTACGGCTTCGTCTTGCCGAGCTACGGCGTCGACGAGCATGCCCAGAACTTCGAAGATTGCTACATCGAGAGTGAGACAGAGTTCCTGACTCAACTTGGTTGGAAGAAGTACGAAGATGTCAAGGCTGGAACCTTGCTAGCCACCGTGAACCAGGCTGGCCAACTGGAGTGGCAGAGCTTTTTTAGTAGGACTAGCCGTCACTATCAAGGCGAAGCCCTCATCTTTGAGACCAATCATACAAGAGCGGTGGTCACGCCAAATCACCGTATGTGGTGTCAGCCTCTACGGCGCACGAGCAAGGAGTGGCGAGGCAAGCCGATGGCCCCGTGGGGTTTCACCAAAGCCGCTGACATGCTGAATAGCTCAACCGATTCGTATGCGGTTCAGCAAGCCTGCGAACCGCCCAAGATGGGCAAAACGCCGGAGTTGGCCAAGCTGCAACTGATGGGGCTTTGGTTGGCGGATGGGGCCTTGAGTTATTACAACGGCAAGCCCCGTTCGATCATGATCTCTCAAGCTCGAGATGGTCATGCCTCAAAGCTTCTACGTCATCTCGCAAAAACTTTTGAGTTCACCATGCGAGAGCACCTTCACGATGATGAATGGAGAAACCATCCCGTTATCGAGGAGATTTGGGACCTAAGCGACCCCGCCATTGCGGAGGAGTTTGCTTTACTAGGCCGTCACTCTAGAAGTAGAAAATTGCCCGCCGATGCTTTTCAGTGGTCTCAGGAGGCACGAGAAACCTTTTTGGAGGCCCTATTTCTTGGAGATGGCTCTGAGCACGGAGGCCGAGCCCAACGATTTGTCTATCGATCTGGATCTGAAGCCTTGGCTGATGGGGTTCAGGCCTTAGCCCTGTCGATTGGGTGGTCAGCCACCAACCCAAAAACTTACAGGCCAGACGACATCTGTCATGTCTTCATCTCTCGATCAGTTCCGATTTCAGTGCCCATCAGAACTCGACTCGCAGGCGCTAACAGCAAGGTGACCAAGATCGAGGTCGATGACCACATCGTCTGTTTCTCGGTCCCCAACGAGACTCTGATTACCCGTAGCCGTGGCAAGCCAGCTTTTTATGGTAATACGCTGCTCGCGCACCACGCGGCGTTCCCGGGCAACGCTCATCGTCTGCAGAACGTCGTCTCGCAGTTCTTCGGTGCGGGTCCTTGGAAGGCCGAGTTTCGGAATCAGGAAGAGACGCTCGACAAGCTCGCCGTCTACAATGGCCTCGACACGGGTGGAACGCAAGCTCTCGTTGCGCCGCTCATGCACTGGATCCGCAAGACCAAGACCGAGCGGATCTACGAACTCGACAAGCGGATGAGCGACATCGCAAGTCGGATGCATCTCGCAGGCATCCCGATCGACCGCGAGGTCAATTCTCAGCTCGTTCGCACGTTCACGCGGCTCGCCAAGGACTCGCGAGCCGCCGTCGAGGCGCAGGCCCGTGACCCCAAGACGCTTGAGGCTGTGCGGCATCACCTCGCGCTGCAGCTGGCCCAGAAAAAGCGCAAGGCGGACTCCGACGACTTCGAGACGCGCTACAACACTCGGCTCGACGACACCAATAGCTTCAAGTGGAACTGGAAGATCAACAACAGCAAGCACATCTCATCGCTGTTGCAGGCGATGGGTGTGCCGCTGATCCAGGTTACTGAGGGTGGAGCTATCTCGACGAAGAAGTCAGTACTCGAGAGCCTTGTCGACCATTCAATCGTCCAGAGCATCCTGACGTATCGCCAGAACAACAAGATGCTCGATTTTGTGTGGCCGATCTTCGACCGCATCGACGGCGACAAGATCATCCAGCACGGCTTCGCCGACGAGAACGATCGCATTCATCCGATCTGGTCGATCCACAAGATCTCCGGTCGTTGGGCTTCGAGTGAGCCGTTTGGCATCTCTAACGCGCCACGCGAGAAGACCAAGAAGGTGCCGATCGAGACCAAGCTTCACAAGGATACGATCATCACCAAGGTGCTCTGCAAGGTCTGCGAGAAGGTCGAGTACGAGCACAAGAACTCCGACCACAAATACATCGCTGGGTGGATCGAGTACGCTGAGCGCCCAACCACGAAGCGTCAGGTAGTCGCTAGGCCCGGTCGAAAGCTTGTGGGCTTCGACTTTGCGCAGATCGAAGCTCGAATCTTGGCGTTGATCTCTGGCGACGAGTTCATGTGCGAGGTGTTCGGCCGTGATGGTGATCTTCACACCGAGTGCGCACGCGTCGTCTTCGCTGGATTCGACGGCAAGACAGCGAGCGAGCGGAAGATGGCCCGTACGGTCTGCAAGACCCTCGAATACGCAACGTGGTACGGCGCCTCCGACGACAAGGTGTGGAAGGGGCTTCTACAGGAAGGCTACAAGTTCAAGTTCCAGGACGTCGTTGGCTCGCTCAACGTGCTGCGCAAGAAAATGCAGGGCATCGTCCGCTGGCAGCGCGAGACGATTCAAATGGCGAGCCAGCCGCCCTACGAGCTGAGAGATTTCGTCGGTGGCCGTCGTCGCGTGTGGCCGATGGGCCAGGTCGAAGCGTCCGAAGCGCTCAGCATCGTGCCGCAGTCGACTGGCGCTGCGATCATGAACATCGGCATGTTCAAGATGGACCAGCGGCTCGTGCGCTATAAGGAAGCTTTCTGCATCGCGCAGATCCACGACGCTGCGGTGTTTGAGTGCTGGGCTGACGACGCCGAAGCGGTCAAGCAAGACATCATCGAGTGCTTCACGTACGAGCACACCAACGAGGCGAACGGTCAGACGGTGAAATTCCTCGTCGAGGTCGACATCGGTCAAGCATGGAGTGACATATGAACGTTTTTGAACTCGCAGCACGAACCGTCAAGCAGCTCGAGAGGGCTAAAGCCCTCGTCGAGGTCAACTCGCGCATCATGCGCATCTCGAAGCGGCTGGTCAAGAAGGGCTGGTCGCCGGAGTACGTCGGCGTGACGCTCTTGGGGGCTGGCATCGACATGTTGCAGGCCTCTGGGATCCGGCGAGAGGCGATCTTGGACGGGGTCAACAAGGCCTTTGAGAGCTACGACGTGGGGAAGACCAAGTCAGCCTTCAAGGAGCCCGACGCGGTGTCAGACTCAGGTGATACAGAAGAAGCATGACGAGTTTGGTGGATCATCAACAACACTCGTTGGAAGGTCAGGTGAACTATTTTCGCCATCGGTGATCAAGATTGGCCTGGGATCTCCAAGCTCGTCGAGGAATCGGGCGAGGTGTTGCAGGTCTGCGGCAAGCTCATGGGCACGGGTGGCAAGGGCGAGCACTGGGACGGCTCGCATCTCAAGGAGAAGCTCGAGGAGGAGATCGCCGACATGGTAGCCGCGGCTCGGTTCGTGACCGATCACTGCGGTCTCGACGGCAACCGCATCCAGCGGCGCATCATCGAGAAGCTAGCTCGGTTCAACCAGTGGCACCATCTTGGTTCCTACAACAAGAAGGCGCTGTGAGAGAGCCGACCGAAGAGCAGCGTGCGATCTTCGACTTCGTGCATCGCGGGGCGGGCAATCTCATCGTCGAGGCGCTCGCGGGCGCGGGAAAGACATCGACGGCGCTCGAGAGCCTGAAGTACATCCCACAACGCTCGGTGCTGTTCTGCGCGTTCAACAAGCGTAACGCCGTCGATCTCGAGGAGAAAATGCCTCCTGCGCCCAAGGGCTACTTCTTCAAGTCGCAGACGTTCCACGCGATCGGCCTTGGTATCCTGAAGTCAGTACGTGGCTACCGCTTCGAGGTCGATCCGCAGTCGACCGAGCGGCTTGTCAACGAGGCCGCGGGCGAGTTCGAGGCCAAGATCCCGTTCGCGGTGCGACGCGCTGCGGTGAAACTGTTGCGGACGTGCAAGGAGACTTGCACCGAACGCGCGATCACCAGAGTCGTGGTCGAAGCAACTGGACACAACTACAACCACTTCGGCAAGCTCGACATCGAAGACATCGGCAAGTGCGTGAGGGTCGTGGTCGCCGCGTACACGATGGGCGCCGATCTCAAGCGTCGTGGTGCAGCACGAGCGGTAGTGCCGATCGACTTCGTGGACATGACATGGCTGCCGGTCGTGCTCGAGATTCCGCCCCCCAACCGCTACCAGGCTGTCTTCGTCGACGAGGCGCAGGATCTGAGTCTTCCGCAACTGGCTCTGGTCAAGAAAATGATCGCGCCGAATGGTCGCATCTTCGCGATCGGCGACCGCAACCAGGAGATCTATGACTGGCGCGGCGCGGTTGGTTCTTTGGTGTGGACCCAGTTGCGCACCGAGTTCAAGGCCGAGACATTACCGTTGTCGACGACGTTCCGCTGCGCGCGCGCGATCGTCAAGCAAGCCAATACGCTGGTACCCAGCCTGAGACCTCGCGAGGGCGCTGGCGAGGGTGAGGTACGCAAGCTTGCGTTCCACGGGCTGGCCGAAGATCTCCAGACTGCTGACGACGCGTTCGTCCTCTCGCGCACCAACGCCGATCTCCTGATGGCAGCGCTGACCTTGTGGTCGGCCAAGGTCAACTTCCAGCTCGCGGCGGGCAAGGAGATCGTCGAGCCGCTCTACGAGATCATCGATCGCTTGGACAAGAAGTCCAAGGAGCGATTCTCGTCGAGCTTGGTGATCTGGTTTCAGGTCGAGATGTCCAAGGCCGAGAAGGCTCATGCTACTGCGTGGGCTGATCGCGTCGAGCAGCAGCACGCGATGCTCTCGATGATGTTGGCCTTCGCCGAGCCGACGCAGTTCAAGCAGCTCCTCGCTGACATCCTCGCTAACGAAGAGGCGACGACGATCTTGTCGACCGTGCACAAGGCTAAGGGGCTCGAGGCCGACCGCGTGTACCTGCTCAAGCAGACCTTCGCACGGCACAAGCCTCGAGAGGTGTGGATGACCAAGCCGATCGAGCAATCCGAATTTAACGTAGAGTATGTAGGAATTACTCGCGCGCGCAACGAGTTGGTCTGGGTCGACATGCCTGACGGGATGGATCTAGTTGGCAAGCTCTCTAGGAAGATCGTTGAGATCAAAGCCGACGATACGCAGGTTAATATCCCGTGAAGCCGTTCACGAGATGGGCCGGCGGGAAGCGGTGGCTCGCTGAGCGCGTCGCTGCCGAGATCGAGGAGATGGGGCCTCGAGTCTACGTCGAGCCGTTCGTGGGCGGGGGTGCGATCGCGCTCGCGATCAAGGACTCGATTCCCAAGATCCTGAACGACACGAACACGACGCTCATGGATGCGTGGCGTTGCTTGCAGCGCTCGCCGACGACGCTGATCGCCGAACTCGAGCGGGTGGTGCGGCAGTACCCCAACTCGCAGGCAGGCTACCTCGACGCGCGTGCCGAGCTGAACCGATCAATCCTCGATCCATGTCCGTACTGGTTCCGCCGTGCGGCGCTCTTCCTCTACATCAACGCGCGCTGCTACAACGGGCTCTGGCGCACGAACTCGAGAGGGTTCTTCAACGTGCCCTGGGGCAAGTTCAAGGAGCCCGCGTCGATCGACATCGACGAAGCCGCGCGACTCTATGGCTGGCTGCAGACCGTGCAGCTCTTCACGATGAAGGCACATGATCTACTTGCCAACAGCGATGTGATCATCTTCAACCGTGGCGTGGCCGTATACGCCGACTGTCCGTATCATGATACGTTCACCGGCTACACCAAGGATGGTTTCAACGAGAACGATCAGCGGGACCTTGCTGCCGATCTCGAGCAGCTTGCGTATCGTGGAAGTAGAATCTGGGCAACCAATAGCGACACGCCCCTCATTCGAGAGATCTACGCTTGGGCCAAGATCGAGGAGATCGACGAGCGACACTCGGTTGGCCCGACCAAAGATCAACGAGGCAAGAAGAAGTGCCTACTCATCAGGAGCTGACCATGGAAGATCACGAGACCGAAACTACCGCCGACGAACAGAGCCCGATCGCAGCGTTGACCACTCGAGAGAGGCAGGTCGCCGAACGTCTCGGCTACGGCGACACCAATCGTGAGGTCGCCGACAGGCTGGAGATCTCGGTCAAGACCGTTGACACGCATCGCGGGCACATCTTGAAGAAGCTGGGCCTGCGCAACAACGTCGCGCTCGCTCGCCTGCTCGCGAAGATCGGGATCTGCCCGCTTTGAAGCTCAAGCTCGGCAAGGTCGACACCGTCTGCGCTTTCTGCGGCGCGCGTCTCGTGCTCGCGTTCGTCGACGACGGCACCGAGCACGGAGAGCCGGTCGGGATTCACACGCTGCCGATGTGCGAGAAATTCGAGAAGACCGAGCTGGTTGACTTCGTGATCGCGAACCGCCGCAAGATGGGCTTGCCCGACCCAGAAGGATTCGAGAACTGATGACCGACTCCGACCGGATCCAAGAGCTGGTCAAGCTCACCAAGGAACTCGCCGAGCACGTGAGTCGTCTCCAGAGACGGGTGACCGACCTCGAGCTGAGGCAGGTGGAGCAGCGGAGACGGTAGCGGCTTGACTCCGTGGTGGTGGCATGCAAGGCTTCCTTCGTAACTCTCCAAGGAGACTCACCATGGCTCGTCGTCGTCGTCACTCCAGCAAGATGCATTGCCGCTTCGGGAAAGTTCGCCGTGGTCGCCGCAAGGGGCAGTGCCGGAAGCATCGCAAGCACTAGACCCGCCTCTCGACGGGCGGGCCTACCGGGCGACCCCTAGGCGAGAATCAGCTCGTCGGCTCTTCGCGTTCTACGCGAAAGGATTAGACTATGGCTACGATTCTGTCTCAGTGGGAGCAAGCTGCCCAGTACGACCCGATGAACCCCCTCCAGAAGACCTACGTATATTACGCAGGTATTCCCGGAGGGTATGCTTCGTACTACTACAACCGCGTGCCCACGACGGCGACGCTCAGCGGGCTCGGCGACACGCCGATCCCTGACTGGGTCTCGGCGCTGCTCGTAGGGATCGTCGGGGTCGGGGCTGGCTACTTCGGTCTCAAGACCGCATGGCCGTGGACGAAGAAACGCCTCGGGCTCCATGGCCATCGCCGGAGGCGATAAGCCATGGCCCTAGGAAGTCTAGGAAGTCTTCAGTACGTCATGCAGCTCTCCGGGCCGCGCGCGCCGCGCGTGAGCCTGATGGGCATCTTCGACCCAGCGATCGAGCACCCGGTGATGCTTGTTCTCGGGCTCGCGGGCGGGATCTTCCTCGCGTCGAGGCGCAAGCGATGAAAGCCAAGTGCAAGGTCACCTTCATCACGGGGCGTAGCGGCCCGGCAGCGATCCTGTGGGATCGTCACGGCCACGCGCTCAACTCGATGAACTACCCGAAGGGCCATCGGTTCACGGCTGCCGAGCGAGCGCGCGCGCGGAAGAGCCTCATGGCCGGCTGCGCCGAGTTCTCGCGTGAGATGGCGTCGACCGGCAACATCTCGACGGAGACGATGGCTCGACACCGCGGCCTCTTTGGCCGCAAGCGGAGGCGTTAGTCATGGCTCGACGACGAGGACTCGGCGGAGTTGCCTACACCAAGCAGGATCTGAAGTCGCAGGCCAAGGCTTGCGGCTCGCACTACTTCGATCCGGGCTCGATGCGGTTCTTCAACGCTCGCCTGGTCGCGGTCTACCCCGCGGGCCACGGCAAGGGCGGCAAGACCTACTTCGTCGAGTCCAAGGGCGGCGAGAGGCGAGGCGCGTTCCAGAGCATCCCGAGGCACTACCAGATCGGTGTGTTCAAGAACTGCCAGGTGCAGACGATCGGCAAGGGCATCGGTCGCGGCAAGCAGACCGGGGTCTACAACTCGTCGGCGAAGGCCAAGCGCGTCGCCTCTGCGATCGCGAGCAAGGCTGGCGGCTACTTCGTGAAGCCGCTCCGCAAGCGGCGGAGGCGCTGAGCCATGGCGTTCGGAAGTCCCAAAGCGACCCACACTGCCGCCGGCAAGCAGATGGTGGCCAAGATCGAGCGTGAGGCTGCCTCGGTGAAGTCGCTCTCGAAGGAGGGCCGCTGCATGGCCGCGTACCTCGCGTACGCCGAGATGAAGCGGGCTGAGGGCGCTGCCGAGGCTCACATGCGCTCGGGCGGCAATGTCTACCTGCCGCTGACGTCGCTCACGGAGGCCGGTGGCGCGTTCAGCGATCACTGCGTACGCATCACGGGTGCGGCCAACGCGCTTGACGGCGCGCGCCGACGGAGGCGTCGATGAAGCTCAAGCGCGGCCAGATCGTGCGGCGACCCGATAAGTGGGAGCAGCGCGGCAAGTACAAGCACGGCAAGGCCATCGTCCTGAGCGCGAACACGCGCTCAGCGGTCCTCTGCACGTTCAATCCCGGGCACAAGGTCGACTCGTCGAATCCACACGTCGGCGTCTACCAATCGAACAATCTCACGGTCATCGGCAAGGTCAAGAAGATGCCGAAGGCCTGCAACGACACGCACAAGTGGAAGATCGAGTTCTGGAAGCAGCATCCCTACTTCAAGCAGCCCCGCTCACTCGGCCGCGCGGGACGGAGGCGTTGACCATGATGATCCTCAAAGGCCTCGGCGTTCCGATCATCGAGTACCCTATTATTCTCGCGGCTAGCATCAGAGATCTATCACCCCCACCACCTCCGCCCACGAAGAAGGGCGGCAAGGTTCACGTCGACGATCTTCACTTCACGCACTACGTTGACAAGGCGAGTACCTCTATGATGGGGCTCGGCGACGATCCAGGCGTCACCACGGGCCTTGTGGTGCTTGCCATCCTCGGGCTCGGCGCGCTCGGCGTGTCGCGCGTGATGAAGAGGAGACGCTGATGCCGCGCGACGTCACCAAGAACTTCATCCGCGAGCGCAGGTTCAGTCCGAGCCACTGCGCGCACGGCTCATTCCGCACGAAGGCCGTCGGAGAGCATGGCACGAAGGTCGTGCTCTGCTGCCCGACGACGCGCTGGAACCGCAAGAAGAAGCTCTGCAAGACCTCGATGAAGGTCCAGACGGTTCTCAAGCCAAAGTGATCGTGGTGATGAGCGACGAGCAGCAGGTCACCGACCTGATGCAGCGGCACGGCCTCGAGATCCAGGTCGGGCTCACCTCGTTCGTGTGGCAGGTCCGCGTGCGTGGCTACGATCCGACGGGCGCGCTGCACGAGGACAGCTTCCCGGCCTCGCTCACCGTGGGCACGTCGCTCACCAAGGCGATGGCGCTCGCGATTCAGCTGTTCTGCATCCGCTACGGCATCCCAGTCTAGGGGACCGAGAAGCCGCGATCGGGAAGCCACGTCCACGGGCCGTCAGACGCGAAGCCCCACCAGGCACTCGGCTTGCCACAGATCTACTGCTTGGAGGTCGATTTCACTGGTCGAAGGGGAGATGAGAGAGTGAGGTCACGAGGAGCTGCAGCTTCTCGACGGTCTCGCGGCCTGCGTCGGGCTCGGTTAGCTCCTTGGTGCAGCCCTCGATGAGCTGCAGGATGCCGAGCCGGAATGCGTACGTCGTCCACGGGCCAACCTGCTCGAGGTACGCGATCGCGCACGACAGCGAGGGCTTTACGTCTCGAGGATCGAGCCGCGCCGTGATCTTCTCTGGGTTATACGTCGGAGGTGGTGGAGGCTCGACGACGACTTCGATCGGGTGTCCGTTCACGCCGTTCTCTTCGCTCATGATGTCTCCCAATCTTGCCGTTGGTAGTTCCACTCCGTCAAGGCCGGCTGTCGAGGCCTACACATCGTACACAGCCCCTTGCAGGCGATTGTGGGCTTCTGGACGATGGTCGACGTCGACCAGCCAGCGAACTCGCGATGACCGCATTCGTAGCGCTTGAGCACAGATGCTCGGTTGATCACGATGGCATCGTCCCGACGGAGCCTTCGTGGAAGGGGATCATCACGTTGGAGAACGAGAGTGGCCGGCAGTTCGGGCTTCGTCTGGCGTGATCATCGGCGAGCGCTTGCGAGAGCTTCTTGAGCCACACGAGCACGTCTTCGCCGGGCTGCCGAGCGTTCACCTTGCATACGACTTCGTAGAGCCCGCACTCGAAGCAGCTGTACTTGACGTCGATCGCCATGGCTACGCAGCCGCCCTGCGCCGACGCTTGATCATGTAGTACCCGCCACCGACCACGCCGACCCCGAGAAGCACGACCGCGATCTTCGCCATCGTCGACAGCTGCGACCACGCGTATGGCGAGGCCGTCGACACCGGAACGAGCATGCCGGGCGCGGGTACCTGCGACGACGCGTACTGGCTGCCGTCGTCGGGCGATGGCGCAGAGGGCGTCGTGTACATCGGCTGCGGAGAGACCGGCGGCTGCGGCACGAAGATCGGCTGTGGCGAGACCGGCACGGGCTGCGTGGTGTAGCCCCCACCATCGGTGGCGGGCTGCAGCGATCCCGGGCAGTAGCCGTAGCCGTCGAGCTGGTCGGGGTAGCAGGTCACGCCGTTGGGATCGGTGTACGGATGCTGCGTGCCGCTCGAGAGCTGCGGGCAGTAGCCGCTGCCGTCGACCGCGCTCGGGGGACATGTATTCCCCGCTGGATCGGTGTATAGTGGGGGCGGCAGCGTCGACGGAGGCGGGTTGTAGCAGAGCTGCCCCGAGGGGCACAAGCACGTGCCGTCGGCTTGGCAGTGCAGCTTGGCGTTCGGGCACAGCGATGAGCACAACGTCGGATGGGACGCGTCAGGCGCCTTGGTTAGCAGCGCGGGCGTGAACATCGGGGCGATCGGTCGCGTGTTTTGGATCTGTGAGGCTGGTGCCATCGCGGGTGCTGCGGCGGATGCTCGAGTCATCATCGGAAGGGCTGCAAACGAGCCGCCTAGGGAGATCATGCAGTTAGCTTATCATCCCTCGCCGAGCGAGGGCAGCCCCATTGGCAGCTGCGGGGGCTCGTCCAAGACCTCGACAGTAAAGGCCTGAGCCTCTGGGTCATCAGCGAGGACGAAGTCCCAGCCCTCGGGCATGGCCCACCCGGGCATCTTCTCGAGCTTCACCATCTTGCCGCCCGACCACCCGTGTGGGCGTGGGACGAGCCTGAAAGCCTTCCCGATCGGCAGCTCCGCGAACGTGACAGGGGAAATTATTGCGTTATGCCACGCCGCAAAAATCTGTAAGATCATACGATCCGCCGCCGTCGCCGCCCTCGCCGCCGCCTCCGCCGCCCTCGCCGCCCACGCCGCCGCCGCCGTCGCCGCCCTCGCCGCCGCCTCCGCCGCCCACGCCGCCCTCACCGCCCTCGCCGCCGCCTCCGCCACCGCCCACGCCGCCCTCGCCACCGCCCTCGCCGCCGCCCACGCCGCCATCGCCGCCCTCGCCGCCGCCTCCGCCACCCTCGCCCATTCTTGTGCGGTTACGGCTTCCCCAGTCTTGGCGCGGTCTAGAAGGAGCAGAACCCCATCAACGGCTGAAAGAACTGCTATATTGGTAGTATAACTTCTAGCCTCACGAACGAAGATTGCCCTCATCGTAAAGTCTAGGCGACGCCATTGCTCCGGTAAGAGTTTGGTCGATGCGCGTAGCAGATGAGCATATTCTTTGAGGACTTCTGACCATTGACTATTGCTGCCAGCGTCATCGATCCAGGGAGTCAAATGGGCCAACCAGCTCGGCATCACTGTCGCGGGGCAAACATCCGCGGTTTTTTGTTCTCCACATTCTGGTGCAATCGTGGCAAGTAGGCAGGCGAGGTGTTTGCCATCCTGCTCGCTTGTCCACTGATTTCGGATGATGAGATTGTCGGCCAGGGCTGCATCGAGTCGATTACAAGCTTCGAGTAAATTTGTCATGGGCAATCCTTCCCGATCGGTAAGTCGGCGAACGTAACCGGCTGAGGCATGGTGGACCCCTTCCCGATCGGGATCACGGTTGGGTCCTAGAATTCAAGGTGGCAACTGAAAGTTGAGCTGCCAGCTCAACTGCAGCGTCGGCCGAGATCTCGAACGGCAACGGACCGATCTTGAGCGAGACGGTGTTGCCACCAATCGATCGGACGTCGACGACGAGCTTGTTGTACGGCTCGTTCTGGGGCCAGCAGACAACTGGATCGGACATCGTGATCTCCTATGGGGCGAAGGCTTGGTCGCAGCTGGGAACGTCGGGGTATGCATCGCACGCGAGCGCGAGGAAGTCGGCCGCGCACTGCATGATGATCGGCTCGCGTTCGGGCGGGTACTCCATCTTGCACTGCGTGTAGCCGAGATCTCCGTCGCAGAAACCGGAGTTCGCGTCGACGCACTCGGAGAGGGTGCCGTAGTACACGGCGAAGTTGGCCGGGTCGCATCCATCGTACCAGGCGCACCACGCGGTTGCGTAGTAGTCCCACGCCCACTGCCAGGTGTGGGCTCCGACGGGAATCGGCAGCGCGTCGGGCGATGCGTCCACGGCGACGGCTGCGTCGGGCGCAGCATCTGGCTTGACGGAGACGTTGTCTCCACACGCGACGAGTAGAACCAGCAGTACGTTTCTCATGGTGTCTCTTTCTGAATCTTCATCGGTTGAGTTCTTTCTTGGCGTTGATCACGATGGTGATGCGCGGCCTTGTGCCGCGGTAGACCGGAACTTGGTGCCACACGCCTTCGGGGAACGTGATGAAGACGCCAGGATGCACGATTGGCGCGTACGGCAGACCAATGTCGTCGAACACCGTCGAAGTGGGTGGGTCGCCCGGGTCGACGTAGTACACGCCCGAGAGCAACACGTTGGTGTGCTGGTGGCGCGGATGCTGACAGCCTTGCGTGTTGACCATCGCCCACCCATCGAAGTTGAGGCCAAGCATGAGCCGCGAGAGTTCACGCCGAAGGCCTTGTACGGCTGCGTTGTCCGACTCGAAGAACTTCTCGTCGGTCTTCCAGCCGTCGACGTTCATCGACGGGTAGCTCGGGATGCCCGACTTCCACAGCCCGAGGATGTGATCGCGTAGACCATCGAGCAGCTGCAGGCCGACGTTGGCGAACCTCGAGATCACTTGATTTCCCCGTCGAGCAATCCGAGGATCTCTCGAGCGCGGTTGATCGCGGCGCGCGAGCCGATGGCCTGCACGGTGCTCATGTTGCTCGCCATCGTGGCGAGCAGGGGTCGATCTTGAGCCATGTATGCTGCGAGCCGCTTGGACTTCATGAGGCACTCCGAAGATAGCGGACGGGTCTGACAGCTAGCACGAGCGCCAGGTGTCTTCGCGATAGTACGAGAAGCCGTTCCACACGCGGTAGGTCCAGACCCAGTACGCGCGCGAGTTGCCGGTGTCGAAGGCCCAGAGCGCAGGCCACTGAATCGGGTGAGACCAGCGTAGCCACGTCAGTCCTCTCACGGCATCTCCACGCCCCAACGCTTCGCGAAAAACTCGGCGCCCTTGCGATTGGTGATCCGCGAGACGCGCCGCGGATACCGCAGTCGCGCGTGCTTGGTGTCGTAGGTCCACGAGATGGCGTACTCGTCGTCGGAGATCTTGGTGATCCAGTGGTCGTTGTTGCCGGCATGAACGTATCTCATGGCTAGTCTCTCTTGATCAGCTCGCTTACGAGCTGAGCGAGCCATGGTGGTGTGGTCTGACGAGCGCTCTTGCCGACGACGGCCATGTCGACGTAGCCAGACATTGCTTTCCAGCCGATGTCGGGCGTGTGCCCCGTGATCGAGGCGATCTCTTCGTTGGAGACCTGAGCGAGCTTTCGCCAAGACACGAACGAGTGGCGGAAGACATGCGGGAAGAGATCTTTGACACCAGCCTCGTTGCCACGCTGCTTGATGATCTTGTAGATCATGTTCGTCGACAGACCGACGTCAGGTTGATGCACCAGATGCCCCGCAGTGACTTGGCGTTTGAGCTGACAGAAAATGGCGCCGTGAGTAGGATGACCAAGCCAGCTTGCCCAGTTCTCAAGAGCCAGCATGCACGTCTCGGAGAGCGGCACGTCCCACGTCTGGAGTCCCTCGGCTCCCTTGACCGGGACTTTGATATAGGGATAGTCGTGATGCTTGCCGATGTTCTCGAACCTGCAACCAGAAAGACCGGAGCGTCGCATGCCAGTCTCAAGGCCGAAGACCATCAACGTAAAGTCTCGTCGGTCAATGGGTGACCACCGAGCGCAGGTCTCGAGAATTTGTGTGGCCTCCTCTCGAGACAAGGCGCGACGAGAGGCTGACTTCACATAGGGTGCTCGTCCGGTTTGTACGATTGCGAACTCGAGGCTGGGATCGTTCTCTTGAGTTGCGTACCAGCGCGAAACGTAGCGCAGGCTCGCGATGTAGACGTTGGCCGAGCGGACCGACGTACGTTTCTTGGCGTCGTCGTAGAACGCTTGAGCAGCCTTGCGTGTCCAGCCCTTGGGATCGGTACCGGCAAATCGTAGCCATGCATCGATCACCCGACCGTACTTGTATCGCGTCGTCGGCGAGAACGAGCCCCTTTCGAGGATCTGATGAAGCACGCTCTGGCTCATCGGAGGAAATCCTTTCGCAGGGCGAGCAGCTGCAGATGCTTCTTGCGAATCTCCTCAGAGGCCTCAAAGTCCTCTCCAAGCCGCAAGCGGGCGTAGAGATCTCGCACGAGCTTGTCGCCGATACCAACTGCGGTTCCGAGCCCGGCGCGCAACTTCAGGATCTCTTCGTCCTGCTGCAGACGGGTCGGCACTCCTTGGATCGTCTCGAGGATGTCCTCGAGCACGGTGATCGACTCTCGACTCCGCCGCACGAACTCGATGATCGTCGGATCGGTGGACGATGTCATCCAGCCGTTGAGGTTGGTTTTGAGCACGCTGATCGCGAACTCGATCGCTTCGTTGTTGCCGCCAGTCAGCGTCTTGAGCGTCATTGCAACCTCACCTCGAGAGTGTCGAGGAACACGAACAGCGCCGAGTTGTTCCCGATGACAAGCGGAATCCCTGCAGGCACGTCGATGCTGGTGTCGGTTGCGTTGGCGACGGTGCCGTGCATGCCGATGTCCCAGTGATGCTCGGTGTCGAGGAAGCGCCGACCGAATTTGGTGCGGATGCCGATGAAGCCATCGCCACCGTCGAACACGCCGTACTCGAGGTTGCGGCAGCGCAGCTTGTACACCCTACCGATCACGAGTTTGTCGAGATCGGGTAGGTCTGGATGCTTGGCACGCGAACTCATCTCAGCAAGCCTTGAGTAGACTTGGCCATGCGAGCCGCCCGGCGCGCGTGGCGCGTAGCTGCCTTGGCTTGCAGCTCCTTGCCGTACGCGACTCGCTTGTGCTTGGTCGCAACTCGCATCGGATTTGGATTGGTGCCCTTGGGGGTCTTCTTCCCAATTGTGAACGTGCTCGTGGTCATGGCGTCTCCAGGTCAGTGGTCAGAGAACTTCGTAGGTTTACACAGTAAACATTAGGTTGTGATTAGTGACTACTAATCACAACCTACTGCGAACAGCCGCCCCCCGAGTTGAACGCGGGCGGCCTGCGAAGCCGTTGCAGCTCTTCCTCTTGAGCGGAGTACGAGCGTGCACAGCTGCGACCACACGTTGCTGCGTGGGTACTTCATCTCCGCGCGTGCGAAGGCGAGAACGTCGTCTCGATCGTCCGTCATGACTTCTCTGTCGTTCCGTGCACGAGCAGGTCGTAGATCATCGCGTGTGTGACGGCCAGGTTTCCGAGCACTCGGACAACCTCGAATAGGGCCTCGGCGACAGCACCATCTGAGCGTCCGGCGATGCTCTGTAGGCGAGTCATTGCCAGGTTCAGATCTTCGTTTGCATCGGCGAGACGGCTCATCGATGCCTCCGAATCTTGCGGCCGAGCTTGTAGTTGCCGGGTGGCACGTACGTGATCTTGCCTTCCTCGGCGGCGACTCGGTTGGCTGCCGCGAACGCGGCCGAGTCGTCGGTCACGCCATCGCCGACCGCGCCGTAGTCGCGCACGTTGACGGACTTCAGATGCAGCGCCTTGAGCGCGTGCCAGTAGTACAGCCTTCGCACTCCGAGACCGATCGCGATGCCTGCTAACAGACCCATGATGATCATCGCTGTTTCCTCCTGCGTTGACGTGCGACCTCTCGCTCGACGCGAGCAATCGCTTCCTTGCGAGTCTTGTACGTGCTGAAGCCACCTGCCCAGCTTGCCCCCCACTCGCCGTCGTCTGTCTTGAACACGTGGCCCCAGTCGTGCGTGCCGTCGGTGTAGTAGCGAGCGCCACCGTATCGCGGACCGCGCCAGATGAGCTTGATGCGGGTCATGACATGCCCTCGATGTCGTCGTCGCTGAGAACAGCTTCGCAGTCTTCGGCGATCTCGTTGAACTCGGCGATGTGCTTGGTGCACATGTCTGATAGCTCCTTGGCGTCATAGTCGCGGCGCTCGTCGCAACCATCCTGCGAGCAGAACCCGCACGAGAGCTTGAGCGCGCGCATCTCGGATTGCTTGAGCGCCTTGTACCAGGCCTCTGGCGAGTACATCTTCATCGCGTCGACGATCATGTGGATCTCGTTCGCGATCAGTGGAGGCGCCTCGAGCTGGAGAAGGCGTCGCAGCCGCTCGATACGATGCTTGAGCCTGTCTAGGCCGTGCGATTCGAGCTTGTTCATGGCTTAGCCTCTTGTAGTAATCGGATCAGTTCATCGCAGGCGGCTTTAGTCCACTCCGCCGCCTCCGCCGCCGCCCACGCCGCCTCCGCCACCGCCCATGCCGCCCTCGCCGCCGCCCCCGCCGACGCCTCCGCCGCCGCCCACGCCGCCCTCGCCGCCGCCCACGCCGCCCTCGCCGCCGCCCACGCCGCCCTCGCCGCCCTCGCCGCCCTCGCCGCCGCCTCCGCCGCCGCCCCCGCCGCCCCCGCCGACGCCTCCGCCGCCGCCTCCGCCGCCTCCGCCGCCGCCCACGCCGCCATCGCCGCCCTCGCCACCCTCGCCGCCGCCGCCCTCGCCGCCCTCGCCGCCGCCTCCGCCGCCTCCGCCCATTCTTGTGCGGTTACGGCTGGAGATTCACAGAGTCGTGCTACTTGCTCGATAGCTGCACGCACGTCGGCTCGATCACCTGAATGACGAATCACGCCATGGATTGGGTCTACGAGCATCCAGTGTGCCCATTTGAACCAAACGCGCGAGAGATCGGCGCCGACTGGAATTGCGCTAAGGAAACGTTCGGGCCAATCCTGTGCGTCTTGCCCTGGCAGCAACTCGAACAGACGATCTTCGAGGTAAGCCAGCTGCTCTGGGATGCCCAACTCGATTGGATAGCGAGCGTGGTCGTACGTTTCTAGGGTGCAGCCAACCGCGCAACCCTTTCCACGGTCCCAGCCAGTTCCTTGAACCAGCTCGTCAGCGGTACGATGTTCTTGAACTCTGATCAGGTACTTGATCTTGAGCATCGGGTTGTTGTGGTACGCGAGCATCGTGTTTTCCTTGTTCATGACGGCATCCGAGTCTTGAGGTCTTTGGTTGGACGCTCGCAGGGGTCCAGCACGCGATCGCGTTCGTACGCAGCGCGCAGGTCATCGACCGTAGAGACGCGAGGAGCCATCGGCACGGTGGGCGCCTCGTCGACGAAGTAGTCCTTTTCATCGGTCACATCGAACTTGTTGGTGGTGTTGCTCATGGACTGACTCTCTGTTCTTCGTGGTCGATCATGGGGTGTTGTCCTTGTTCGTTTGGCTCGTCAGCACGCCGAGAACGACTCGGGCGTGGACGACGCGAGGAGGAGGCACCGAAGGACCCTCGCGCCGTTTCGCCGTTCACTTTGGGGGTGGACTTAACACCCCTGTTAGCTTCCCCCTCCATGAGCCAGCGAAGAGTGACCAGAGCTTTCTCTCGGGGAACTTCACGGCTGAGTCCTAGAGGTCGGCGGAAACTCTCGTGTGGTAGCGTTGCGGACCTTGCGCGCCTTCTCGCGCTCGTGGTCGACTTCGTGCTGCAGGATGAGCGCGACCGCATCCACCGGCAGATCGTGGAGGCCCTTGAGCCACTCGACGAGATTCTTCTTCTCGGTGATGATGTCGAGCCAGCGGAACTGCGAGCGATCGTCGAGCATGGAGAACGCGGCCAGGAAGTGCGAAACGAGTTGGTTGAGCTTGCTCACGGTTTGATCCTTGAGAGGAGGTTGAGGAGGGTCTCGGCCTCGGTCGGCGCGAGTCGAACGTCGATGTGGAGGTCGCCCACGCCTTCGGTAACGTTGTGGGTGACGGTTGTATTCCCGCCGAGTGCCTTCCCGAGCGCCTGGCGAAGCGCGTTCGCCGTGCGTGCGGTGTGAAGCTCGCTCTGGGTCAGGTGGTACGCCATGGCTAGCGCCCCCTCTTCTCGGCCACGCGCTTGGCGCACAGGTTCTTCGCCACGCACATCATGAGACCCTTGGAGGCTTCCATCCAGCTCAGCTCGCGCCCGCACGCGGTGCACGGTGCCCACTCGCCGTGCGCGATTGGCTTCTCGTCGTGGATCTGGTTGTCGCGGATGGCTGTTGGATCGAGCATGAACCTGGCTTGCATGCCCTCCATCTGGGCCGTGTAGATGTCGCGCATCAGAGCGTCTTCGGCGTCGCCGTGCCCTGTCTCGATGCGCGCGATCCGTTCCTCGCGAAGGTTCACCAGGTTCTGGTAGGCGTTGTTGATGATCTTGGTCTGCGTAGACATGGGGTGTTGTCCTTGGTTGGTTGTGCCCTGCGAGGAACTTCGCAGCGTCGCCAGCTGGCGCGTCATCTGGTCTCGGCTGTAGGACCGTGGATGTCGCCACGAAGCTGCGAGGCTCCTCGCGAGGCACTGCCTCGCCTGGCGCGGGCTAGGCCAGGATCTCCTCGGCCGAGCGGTCAGCGATGTCGAGGTTCCAGACCTTGGCGTACAACAGCTCTCCGGCCTGGCTCTCCAGCTCCTCAGTGTCCGCCCATGACGTCCACGTCTGCTCGTGCGCCGAGCGGGTGATCGCGTTGAGGATGTGGGTCTTGCTGTAGCCCGGCTCGCGCTCCCACGCCTCGTGCAGCCGCTTGACCATGTCCTCGGTCTTGATGCCGGGGGCCGACACCAGGTCGTTGACGACGAGGCCCTGGAACACCTGATCGACGTCCTGGAGGTCGTAGCGCTCGAGGACGTTCTCGGTGGTCGCCTCGGACCACTTGGCGACGATGAGCTTGATGCGGTCGTTCGCTGACGCCATCAGCTCGCGGATGTCGGCTTCCATGGTCGCGGCGCCGATGTGCTTGCGCGAGCCTACCAGCACCTTGTCGAAGTCGACGATGATGAGGTTACGGCAGAGGTTCCGCCAGAGGCCGAGCGAGATGCGGACCGCACCCGAGCCGTCGTCAGCTGTCTGGATGCGGACGCAGCCCTTGAAAAACTCGCCAGCGACCGCGTTCTCGGGCGCGATGTTCGAGTGGAACACCGCGTCAAGGGTCATCTTGTAGCCGTCGTAGGTCACCGTGCCGCGCGCGTCGCCACCGATGCCAGCCGCTGCTTCTCGGGCCACGCGATCGACGTCGAACGCGGCGTACTTCGGGCCGACGACGCTGAAGACCTCGCGATCGGCCTGACCGTTGCCGCCCTTGCGAGCGCGCGTGCGAAGCGTCAGCTGGCGCGATTTGGTCACCGTGTGACCAGCCTTCTTGGAAGCCCGCGCGTCGACTTGCTTGGCCTGGCCGAGCCAGTAGTTCAGGTTGGTCGCGCGGAGGATGGCCGGGCACTGCTTGAGGTAGCTCGCGCCACCGGGGGTGACGTGGGTCGCCAGGCCATCCATCGCGCGCTCGGAGAGCAAGAGGCCCCCCGATTGGCCAGTCGCGTCCTTGGTCAGCCGGCCATTGGGCAGAACCGTCAGCTCGGGCGCGTCGACTAGCTTGTCCTCGCGCTGCTCGGCCTTGATGCGGTCCGAGAACGAGCGAGCCAGCTCGGGGAGGCTCGGCTGGCCTTCCCACCCCATGCGCGAGCGGCGGAAGTTGCCGACGCCCGTGGAGTTCACGACGGTGCCGATCTCGAACACCGGGGGCTTGGGAGAGAACCCGAGGCTCTTGGCCATGTCCTCGTCAGCCTTGGCGCGCGCGGAGCCTTCCGCATCGACGCGCTCGGTGTCCTGGCTCATCGTCGCCGCAAGGGCCACCTTGATGGTCGGGATGGTCTGACGGACCGTGGGGGGCTTGGCGTCGCCAGGGATGTCGAGTTCGAGGTTGGAGAAGCGGGCGGAAGCGTCGTTGTCGTTGGTGAACATGGGGTGTTGTCCTTGGTCTGAGGATTAGCGGTTGCCGATGTGGTTGGCGGCGTAGATGAGGTCAGCAGCTTGGGGAGTCGTGTAGCCCTGCGAGGCAGCGGCCATGATGCCCAGCTCGCCGGGCGGTAGGTGGTCGGGGGTGTTGAACACGGTGTGGCCGATCTCGTGCGCCAGCACGCTCTCGAGCGCGAAGTCGGTCAGCTCGATGGCCACGGCCGTGTTGCGGGCGTCGTCGGTCAGTCCTGCTTTGCCACCCAGCTCGCTCGAGGGGAGGTAGGTGACGTGGATGGTGATGGTGCAGTCCGTCGGGGGCTGCAGGTACCAATCGGCCGGGCACTCGACGGTGCCCGGGGCGCTCGCGTAGCCGATACCAACCTCCTCCCACGCCATCGCGGCGGCTTCGGAGAACTCGACTACGCGAGCGGGGACCCCAGGCTGAACGTACTCGAGGTGGACGGCCGGGCCGGGCTGCGCGGCGCACGCGGTCAGCACGAGCGCGATGATGAAGGCTTTCATGGCTACAGAATTCCTTTCAGGACGATGGCCAGGGTGGAGCCACACGTGCAGTTGCGAAGCTCGAGGGTCAGCTCGTCGTCGACGATCTGGAGGCCATCCTTGCCCGCGACGGGCAGGGCAGACCAGCGGACGGGATCCGCCTTGAGAGCTTCGTGGTTCTCGTTGCATCGCGTTGCCATCTTGGGTTCCTATTATCCAATCGGTATGCCATATCCTAAGTATGCGAAATCATTGGGATGACATCCCAGTTACTTGGATAATCGTGAACCATTTGCTACGGGATTCGGATGGATCGTATACAAATCGCCACAGTTATCCGAATCGTCTAAGTCATTGATTCGCATGTTCATCCCAGTCAATTTGCATCGATGTATACAAATGCTTACGGTGTATTTTGGATGCTTACGTTGTATGACTCTACATTGCCGAAATCGTTTTGGAAAAATGTCCTACCGGAACCTATGGGCGGATGTTGGTTGTGGCTAGGTAACCTAAACGACTTGGGATACGGCAGGTTTAATGGTCGGTTCGTTCATCGGATGTGCTACTCAGCTGACAGAGGCCCATTTCCTGTTGGCTTCGTTACCGATCATCTGTGCAAGGTCAAATGTTGTTGTAACCCTGCGCATTTGGAAGCAGTTACTAACCAGGAGAACGGGCGAAGAGGCCCGCTAGTCCTCCCCGAGACCGGTCGTTGGCCTCGTGGCCGAGCCGGGCTAGTATCATCGAGCACACGTCTACCAGCTCGGTCTGACATCCTGAAACGAGTCAAAATGGCCCAACCTATGGCTGTACGGCTACCCGATGACCTGGAGGCACTGATCCGAACGCGAGCCGAATCGGAAGGCTTGACAACGTCCGAGCTTCTCCGATCCATCGTATCGCAATGGGCCTACGGCACGATGCCGAGCGTCGGCGAGGGCTACAACGCGGCGAAGGCCGTCGCCATCAAGGCGGCCCACGTCGCGCTCAGCCACGCGTTCGCGGAGGCGATGCCCGAAACGTACGAAGAGGCCATCCAGCTGATGCAGGAAGGCCTCTCCCACGCGAGCGCGCGTCGTCGACGGCGCTAGCTACTTCCCGATTCCGCCCTGGGTCATCACGTCGAGGTACGCCGACGCGGCGGCGGTGGCGACCGGCGTGACCGTCGGATGGCCAGAGCCGTCGACATCGGAGTCGACGCGCCACTGAGCCTGCCCCGTCCTCGGCGTGATCTTGCAGAGCGCTCGAGACACCTTGCCGTTGCCGAGCACGGTGTCTGAGTTGTCCGCGAGCCAGATCGCGCGCGACTGGGCCTGCGTGAGGGCTCCGGCAGCGAGAATTCCGAGGCCGTTGGTGAACGCCTGAGCACAGACCTTGATCGGGCCGTAGAGGCTGTCGGTCAAGAGATCGGGGCTCGCGACACCCGTGGTCGTGATCGCGGCGAGAGCTTGCTCACCGTCGTACACGAGGAGGTAGCGAAGGCGGTTGTGATGCGCATCGACGAGCGTGATGCTGCTCATGACTAGATCCCGATTCCGCCCTGCGTCATGACGTCGAGGTAGGCCGAGCCCACGTCAGAAGCGAAGGCAGTGATGAGAGGATGGCCCGAACCGTCGACGTTCGCGTCGGTGTTCCACGCGGCCGTGCCGGTACGAGGCGTCAGGCTGCACAGCGCACGGGGCACCTTGGAGTTGCCGAGCACGGTGTCTGCGTTGTCTGCCTCCCACATCGCGCGCGCCTGCGCCTGGGTCATGGCACCAGCTGGCAGAATGCCGAGGCCGTTGGTGAACGCGCCTGCGATCACCTTGATCGGGCCGTAGAGGCTATCCGTCAGCAAGTCCGGGGTCGCGGCCCCGGTGGTGGTGATGGTTGCCGTCACGCCACCCGTGGTGTTCGCGACGAGGAGATAGCGAAGGCGGTTGTTGCCTTGCTCGACGAGGGTTGCGGTGAGGCTCATGCAGACACCTTAGGCGATCCCTCAAGAGAGATCAAATGCTTGACTTCGTTCGGCGATCTCTGATCAAGTGAGCAGGCTTAACAGGCCCAAACCTCGTTCCGACCGTCGCCCAACTGATCACGATGTCAGACCCAGCTGATAGGTACAGAGTACACTAAATGGCATCTTGGAACTGAATGCCGGGCATCCAGGAGAACTCGGCCTCCTCGATTATGGAGCGCAAGCTCCTGAATGGGGAGCTGAGAGAAGCCGCCAAGCAATGCCGATCTGAGGCAGACCTTGCAAAGCTGATCGGGGTCACGCCAGAGGCTTACAGCATCGCCAAGCGGCGACTCCGCAAGCGCGGAGTGATCATCCCCGAACTAGAGCAGCTCAAGTACGGCGACGCGGCGATCAACATCAGCAACGCGATACCGGCGGCTCCACTCGACGAGGAGAAGACCGACCCGCACTTCGTGGTGCCGACGATCGAGATGACCGTCGACGACAACCTTATCGAGCGTCGTTACAAAGCGCAGCTCTCCTCGCTCGCGAACCAGCTCGACGATGCACTGATCGAGATCGAAGAGCTGCGCAAGCATCAGCTCGTCTCGAACGAGGCGATTGCTGGTCGTTCGATCATCGAGCCAATCACGATTCGTGAGAAGACATCAGGCAAACGCGAGGCGACCGCGGTCGCCCTCGCCTCCGACTGGCACATCGAGGAGCACGTCGACCCGGCCCGCGTCAACGGCGTCAACAAGTACGACCTCGACATCAGCAAGCGTCGCGCAGAGCGATTCTTTGAAGGTGTTGCTTACCTCGTCAACTACCATCGCGAGCGGTTCCTCATTCGCGACATGGTGCTCTGGCTCGGTGGCGATCTCATCACCGGGTACCTTCGCGACGAGAATCTGCAAAACAACCTGCTCTCGCCATCACAGGCGATCGCTACACTGCACACCTGGATCGAACCCGGCATCAAGCATATTCTCGATCGCACCGAACTAGAAAGCCTGCGTGTTGTCTGCAACTCTGGCAACCACGGCCGGCTGACCGAGAAGATGACGTATTCGACGCGCGAGGCCAACTCGATCGAGTGGCTGCTTTACGTTGGTCTCAAGCGCGAACTCGAGAAGGATTCACGGATCACGTTCGAGCTTCCGCAGGGCCTGCACACGTACATCCAGATCTACGAGTGGATGTACCGCTTCTGCCATGGTGACGAGGTGAACTACCAAGGCGGGGTCGGTGGCATCATGATCCCGATCACCAAAGCGATCATGCGCTGGGACACGGTCATCCCGGCCGCGGTCACCAACATGGGCCACTTCCACAGCTACCACAACCTACCGCACCTCGTCGTCAACAGCTCGTTGATCGGCTACAACGAGTACGCGCTCGGCAAGGGTATGCGTTACGAAGAGCCGGCTCAAGCTTTCTACCTCGTCGACAGTAAGCGCGGCAAATGCATGCCGACCGATATCTGGGTCGACAGCCTCATGAGGGGAAAGCTCATCACGTGATCATCTTCGCGCGCACGCGCTACGAGTACCCATCATACGGCGACTTTTTCCGCTTCGTAGAGATCTCGGGGTTCAAGACTTGCTTCGTCGACCAGATCGACCTAGCGCAAGACAACACGTACATCTTCACGCCGATGAACGGCGAGGTCGCCCCGCACCTGCGTAACTTCGCGGGCACGCGCCGCGCCAAGGTCATCTGGTGGAACCTCGAGCGCCCGCACGATGAGACTCTGCCCAGCTCGATGGACACGCTCGAGGGCTTGATCGACTCGGTGTGGGTCAGCGATCGCTACTTCGCGACGCTGAACCCCCGGTTCACTTTCGTGCGGCTCGCGGGCCACCAGCACTACGGCATGCGCACGGCGGCTCGTCACTGGGACGTGTGCCACCTCTCGTATCTGTGGGGCCGTCGGCTCGAGGCTGTTGATCGCCTACGAGCGCAGGGTGTCAGCATCGCGCCTGAGGCTTGGGGCGCGAAGGAGCAGAACGCCATCGTCGCGACGAGCCACATGATGCTGACGTTGCATCAGTACGAGGTCTACCCGATCATCGAGCCGATCCGCTTCGCGATCGCCGCGAGCTACGGCATCCCCATCGTAAGCGAAAGCTTTCTCGATGATCAGGCTCGTGATCTCGCCTTCGTCTTGCGTTCGATCGACCAGATCGATCAGGACGTGATCGAGTGGCTGAAGCACAAGGATCGACTCGCCGACGAGGGGGAAAAACTGCATCGCAAGCTCTGCATCGACACCGACTTCCGTTGGGAAGTTGTGAAAGCTCTGGCATGAAGATCATCAACATCATCTCCAACGACTGGGGGGCCTACGTCGACATCCGGGCGCTCTACCAGTCGCTCGCTCGGCGAGTGGACACGATCCATCTCGACACGCACGGCGACTGCTGGAACTCGGTCAAGGACGATCCGCAGACGCTGGTCGTGAGCTGGGACATCACCAAGGCCTGCACGCTCTCGCATGACAACCGGCGCTGCAGGCTCGGGCTCGTCTACAACGAGGCAATGACCGACGACGAGGCTCAGTTGATGCCGTGGCATCACGAGATCCTCAAACGGTTCAAGACGAGCCCGATCGACTTCGTGTTCGGTCACACGCCGTGGATGGTGAGCAAGCTGAACGCGATCCATCCTGGCAAGGCGTTTCTTCTGCCAGTCGGCTGGGACGCCGAGGCGATGGGAACTCCGCGTTGGGACGCGCCCAAGCACCACCTACTCGCGTATCATGGTTCGATGGCCGGGCGTCGTGAAGTGCTCCTGCCCTACTTTCACAGCAAGCTCGGGTCGAACCTGAAGGACATCAGCGGCGCGTTCGGTCGCCAGCTCCTGGGGGCACTCGATGTCCATGCAGCATCGTTCTACGTCGCGCACTCACGCGTGAAGTCGTTCTCGACGTGGCGGGCTTGGCAGTGCGCGAGCACGTCAGCTGCGCTGATCGCGGAAGGGCTCGAGGATTCGTGGCTCGATTGCTGGCCGTTTGGTCCCGAGTCGATCGCAGTCATCCCCGAGATCACAGTCTCCAACGCGCCAGCAATGGCTGAACTGGTCTGCAACATCGCCCGAAGCGATCAGGCGATGTGCTACGCTCATGTTGCACACGACATCGCTCGTCGGTACACGATCGACGAGGTCTACAGCAAGTTCTTGCTGCCCGCAGCAGAGGAGATCCTTCGACGATGAAACGCATCGGCTGCATCCCGCTTCACTACGGCAAGGAGTACCTCGCGTGGTCCGTTGAGGCTCTTTCAACAGCGTGCGATGAGGTACACGTATTCTACTCGCCGACACCGAGCTTTGGATTCTCTGGCTCGCTGCCATGCCCCGACACCGAAGAAGAGTTACACGCGCAGGCCCACCGCTTCGGGAAGCCGGTGTGGCATCGCGTCTCGAGCGGCAGCGAGGGCAACCACAACGAGCAGATGCTCGAGGAGGCCCGCTCGCGCGGCGCGCACATCGTCGCGATCGCCGACGCCGACGAGATCTGGGACCCGCTGACGCTCACGGTTGGCCTCGCATCGGCCGATATGCAGAACTGCGCAGGCCGCTGGCGCACGAAGTTCCGCCACTTCTGGCGCAGCTGGGGATGGTCGATGGTTGACCACTTCGAGCCGATCCGCATTCGCGATCTCCGCCACTCGAGCGACATCGATGGCAGCCTCGACAACGCCGTGCCGATCTTCCACTTCGGCTACGCTCAGCGGCCCGAGCTGATCCGCTATAAGCTGACGTGCACGAGCCACCAACCCGAGTTCAAGCCAGGCTGGTTCGACGGCAAGTACCTCGCGTGGAAGCCAGACGACGAATCGACGCATCGCGATCTCCACCCAGTCATCAACGACTTCTGGACCGCTCAGCGCACTCCCGCCGACGTGCTCGCGAAGCTCGATGTGCTCATGCCGACCCACGCGTACCGCGGTCTCGACATCATCACTTGAACTGCTGCGTCTTCTCGTCGAACTGGCAGCGCGGCCACGCGTACCGGTCGATCCACGTCGCCGCGGCGTGGCCGTAGTCAGCCCACTTCGCGCGCTCGATGTCCTCCCAATCCTGGATGCTCATCAGCGTCAAGCTGGGTGGCACAGACGGGATGGGCGCCTTGGGCGGAGGGGAGACCAAGCACGCGGCCCAGTGATCACGACGCTCGATGCGCACGACGGGCTTCTCGACGAACTTGGTTCGCCAACACGCTGCGATCAAGAACAAGAGAACCAACTTCTTCATCAGGCCCCCGTCAAGTTGGCAAGTTCGGTGTCAGCTTTCACCATGAGGCGGATGATCTCATCGAGGGTGACCTTAGGCTGCCAACCCAGCATGCGACGGGCCTTCATCGTGTCGGCGCGTAGGATGTCGACCTCGGTCGGCCTCGCGTAACGTTGCTCGTCGATCTCGACGTAGTGTTGCCACTCAAGGTTTGCAGCTTCGAAGGCCTTCTTGACGAAGTAACCCACTGAATGGCTCACGCCAGTGCCAAGCACGTAGTCGCCGGGCGAGTCTTGCTGCAGCATCAGCCACATCCCCTCGACGTACTCGGGTGCCCAGCCCCAGTCGCGCTCGGCGTTTAAGTTGCCAAGCACGAGCTTCTTCTGTGTGCCGACGAGGATGCGACCGACCGCGCGCGTGATCTTGCGGCACACGAACGTCTCGCCTCGGCGAGGAGAATTGTGGATCCACCCCCTGCCAACTCCAGCTTGGAACGTAGAGCTTTCAGTTTCGAGATCGAATACCCACCCAGTGTCCCGAGCCCGGTTAGCGGAGATGACCTCCTCCGGAGGCTTACGAAGATGGGCGTCCTTGTTAGACTCAGCCGAAGAGTTCAGATTGATATGGAAATAAGTTAGGCCATCTCGATCTTCGACGTTCACGATCATTCTTTGCCCTAGAGTGACTGAGGAGAGCCACCACAATCCTTGTGCGAGGGTAGGAGAATTAGTCGTGAAAGATTTGAATTCGTAAGAACAGTGGCCACCCTTCAGCCCGTCACAAGCGTTGTATCCTTGTAGAAAGGCGAGACGCACTTCTCGATCTGCGTTCAAGATTCTAAGGGGCACCCGCTTGAGACCGCGCTTCGTGTAGAGTTGCGGACGCAGCCATCGCAAGTAAGCAGCCGCGCCATTGAGTCTAACGGCAGGCGGCGAAGTAGAGTATTCAACGCGCGCCCATCCACCAGAGATCTTTTCCCAGAGATCGGCCACGCGGTTACGTAGAGACTCATCCTCTTTTCCAAATTTACCCTGATGGCCATCCTCCTCACTCCCGACCCAACCATCGGCGACTAAGGCTCCTAACAGCCAGGCCTCTTCAGACGTGATTTTAGTTTTTGGTTCTAGCTCGGTATACGTTGCCAGACTGAGCTGATCTCCTGACCTTACATTTCCAGCCTCCACCTCTTTGGCATCTCCTCCAACAAAGATTTTGTGATCTGAAGTCGTGGTGAAAACCGCGTTACGGCCGCGCATCATCACGATCTCTTGGTCCTTGATCCAGCTCGCCGTCAGCAGTTTAACCTTGGTCCAGCCTTGTCGGTCCCAAACTTCGAGGGGGGAACTTGGTTCAGTTGTATACTTTTTTCCAGATTTTGGGTCTGATCTGTGAGGAACCAACTCCTCGATTGGCAGAATGTTAACGAGACCGTGTTGTCGGATGATCACAGGTGTCCAATCAGCAACACAAGTATGGTTGAACAGGATCCCGTTGGAGATGTGCATGCCATACGCCTCGCGGTAGTTGACCGCGGCGTGGTAGGCGAACACCTTCGCGCAGCCGTACGGGCTGCGTGGGTGGAACGGCGTGGTCTCGCGCTGTGGTGAGGGCGCCGAGCCGAACATCTCCGAGCTGGAGGCCTGGTAGATCCGGCACGACGATAGCCCGACTTCTCGAACCGACTCGAGAATCTTGAGCGCCCCCATCGCTGTGGAGTCGACCGTCGAGATCGGAACCTCGAAGCTCACCTTGACGTGGCTCTGGGCCGCTAGGTTGTAGACCTCGTGCGGCTCGATCTGCGCCATGAGCCGAGTGGTAGCGCTGTTGTCGCAGATGTCTCCGTAGTGCAGCTTGAAGTCGTCCCGATCGTGTAGATGATCGACGCGGCTGGTGTTGATCGTACTCGCCCTACGAACGACGCCGTGCACTTCGTAACCCTTCGTCAGAAGCAGGTCGGCCAAATATGAGCCATCTTGGCCGGTTACACCGAATATTAGCGCGCGTTTCATGAAGATCCTCTGTTCGACTGGTACCAGGAGATCGTCAGCTCGAGGCCTTCTTGCAGTGACACGAGCGCGCTCAGCCCAAGCTGGTGCGCGCGCGTGAGGTCGAGCACGCGACTCTGCTGGCCATTTGGCTTCTCGTAGTTCCACGAGATGCGGCCCGAGTATCGCGTCAGAGAGCGTACCTGATCGGCGAGATCGGTGATGCGATACATGAAGCCTGTTCCCAGGTTGACGGGCTCTGGCTTGTTGTAGAACTTCGCGAGCTTGATGAGCATGCGCGCGCAGTCGTTGACGTAGAGGAACTCACGCGTCGGCGAGCCGTCTCCCCATAGCTCCACCGACGGCGAGCCTGCATCACGAGCCTCGATGAACTTGCGGATCATCGCCGGGATCACGTGACTCGTCTCGAGGTCAAAGTTGTCGCCTGGCCCGTAGAGGTTTGCCGGGATCGCGGTCACGATGTTCGAGCCGAACTCCTTGCGGTAGGCCTGCGCCATCGTGATGAGAGCACGCTTGGCGACGCCGTAGGGCGCGTTTGTGGGCTCGGGGTAGCCGTCCCACAGCTGCTCCTCGCGCATCGGCAGCGAGCACACTGCAGGATAGCTGCAACATGTGCCCACCATCACGATCTTGCACGGCTCCTCAAGTGGCCGACGAATCTGCCTCGCCGCCTCGAGCACGTTGATGCCCATCAACATGTTGTCGCGGAAGAATGTGCCGGGCTTCTTCTGGTTTGCACCGATGCCTCCCACCGCTGCGGCTAGATGGAAAATCAGCGTCGGTCGCTTGCTCACCATCAGAGCGTAGGTCTCGTACGGGCTCACGAGATCGGTGTCGCCAGAGTCGTCGATTGTGAAGTCGCCGGTCTCCCTCGCAAGCTGAGCCATCAGCTGTCGACCGAGGAAGCCAGAGGCGCCAGTCACGAGGATTCTCATCATAACCCTGATCGTACCCCGATCACTTGTTCTTCTCGAGGTACTGCTCGAGGTTCTCCTTGCCCCAGCGCTCCCAAAACAGCTTGCTGTCGGCCTCGCTGCGCGCCCCAGTGTTGTTGGCACGCAGGGCGTCGTCGGCGCGTAGGTCGTGCACCTTCAGGTGATCCGCGCAGTGCACCCGCCAGCCGAGCTTCCACAGCCACGCCCCGAACTCGCTGTCAGCTCCGTACGTCCTATAGATCGGAGACCACCATTTCAGGCCTTCAGGATCACCCTGAGCTTTGGCAACCTGAATTCCGGCTGTCGTTCGCACCACGCCGAAGTTTGCATAAGGAACGTGATTGACCTGGTCGAAGTGATACTCACCCCACAAGTCAAATGCAAATGCTACCTCACCAATCTTTCCATCGTTCTGCATCATCTCGATCGCTTGATCAATCGCCCCTGGCGTCATGATCTCTGCGTCGTCGTTGAGGTGGGCAACGTAGGCATGCCCATCTGCAACCGCCCGTGCAAACCCGAGGTTGAAGGCAATCACTGCGCCGGTTAGCGGACCAGTTTGCTGGATCAGATCCACATCCGGCTGAGCCCGTAGCCACTCAATTGTTCCATCCGTAGATCCTCCATCGATCACGATCGCACGGCAATCTGTCGAAGCCGCACGCAGAGAGGTAACTGCTCGTTGTAGGAGACTCAGCCGATTGAATGTGCCAAAAACTGCTGCCGTCATCGAAGTCCTCTCAAACGGGTTATCATCCGCACATGGCCGAGAACTTGCCCAAGTTCCTCGATTGAGGCGTTGTTTTTGATCGCATTGGCGCGATGGCTGATCACCTCGATGTTTCGCCTGACATAGCCTAGCGAAGGAATGATCCGATCGATCGTTGGGCTATGCGGAGACGCCCCTTTACCGCGATGCGGAACGATTTCAATCCCTAGGGCCGGGCAGATCTTTGGAATAACGATGTCTTCTAGCTTGAGATCGAACGCTACCCCCTGAGCTTTGGCCCGCCTCTTCGCACCTTGCCACAAGTTGTAAATAGTGGTGTCACTCAGTCCGTGGGTCTTGCCGATTCCTGCAGCCAGTTTCTCTTTGCGCCAACACCCGCAGCTTTTGCTTCGTCCGGTAGTCAAGGCGGCGCTAGTTACTGTCCCACGCCTACCACAGGCGCAAATACACAGCCAAGCGCATTGCTGCACTTTCCGTAGAGGCGACTTCCATCACGGCTCTTCACCGACCAGCGACCAAACACTCTTCCAGCTAGATTAGCTGGTCTCACAGCTGAGCCCTCCATGATTCGACGACAGGCAAGAGATCGAGGATGCGTGTGTGCCACGAGTGGTCGCGCATCACGCGCATCCGGCCAGCCATCCCGATCGACTGGCGTAGCTCCTCGTTCGCGAGCAGCCGCTTCACGCGCTTGACCATGCTATCGAGGCTGTCGTCCAGATAGCTGCCGAACATGCTGCACTCATGCGTTCGGAAGCCGTACTCAAGATCGTCGAGGCCTGGAACCCAACGCGCAACAACCGGCGTACCCGAGGCCATCGCGATCAGCTGACGATCGCTGAAGTAGTTCTCGATGTCGTTGTAGTTGTTGATCGACAGCACGACCTTGGCACGACGATACACCGCGTGTTGTTGCTTGACGTGGCAGCTACCGACGACAGGGATGTCTGACGGCCACGGACTCTCGCTGACGACGCCGACGTCGATCTTCTCCTCCAGCAACCGACGGATCGCGGCTAGGCGCAGCTTGTGGCCAGGCATGTGCTCGTAGTAGCCACCGCAGAATACGACCTCTGGCACGCGGAACGGCGGCTCCCACACTTCACGGTTGGTCTTGTCGCCGTTCCACGACAGCCCGAGCACGTCCTCGTCCCAGTCGAGGCCGATCTGCGTGTAGTGCACACGCTTGGCGCCCGCAGCTTGGTATAGCTGGAACTGACCTCGGTTCGAGAGCAACGTTGCGTCGGTCGCTTTACAAATACGGGCCAGATGATCGGGTACCTCAGTGCGCAGATCACCCATCCAATGCGTGACGATCGTTTGCGGCAAGACCTGCTTGATGTTCTCTACGACTTCGGACGTGACGATATCAGAAGTCTGCAGCTGCATCCAGATCCAGTCTGGCCTGAACTTTCTCACGCTGTCGAACAAGCTGCCGTTGATCTGGTTGCTGGTCATTCCTCGGCGATGCATCGCCATGTAGTCGAATGCCGAGTGAACGTTCGAGTAGCCGAAGATCTCGTCGAAGGCGTGGATGAGCCCCGACTGCCGATGGCTATAGTTGAGCGGCACCACGAACACTCTCTCGATCATCGTCTCCCCCAGGCTTGAACATAATTGACCAGCTTTTGAAGTTCCTCGAGCGAGGCGTCTGACTTCAGACGATTTGCACGCAAACTGATTACGCACACATTGCCTCGGACATAACCCAGACACCCCTGCACACGATCAATAGTTGGGCTGTTATCTCGCCACCCGCCAGAGTTCCTCACTAGTTCGATTCCGAGTACCGGACAACGATCTGGTACTTCAATATCGTCTAGCCTCAGATCAAATGGGAGGTTGAATTTTTTGGCCCTGGTTTTTGCGTTGAACCATAAGTAGTAGCGAATAGATCGTCTGCCTCCACATGTCTCACCATGGGTAAGTGAGGGGGCATGGCCTCGAAGGAGGCAGCCACAACTTTTGGTGTAGCCGGCCTGCAAATGAACCCCCTTGGCCACTTTTTCCGAGCCACAGTCACCTTGACACCGCCACGCCGTATAATATCGACCGCCCTCCACGATAGACTTAGATTTCTCGACGACAACTAGTCTACCAAATCGTAACCCAGACAACTGGTAAGCAATCCCCCTCATCTGATTCGCCTTCGCATCGTCCATGAGACGAATTGCTCGGTGTTGATCGAGACGAACTCAAAGCCGAGGCTTTGATAGACGCGTTGGGCGATCATGTTGCTGGCTCTGACCTCGAGCCAACACGTCCTCTTCTCGACGATGTTGACGATGCGCGCCAGCTCGGCGAAGAGCCGCTTGCCGAGACCCTTGCCGCGCCACTCGGGCAGAAGCCCACCTGAGATCCAGTAGCAGCCGTCGATCATGCGGATGAGCCCGTACCCAACCTTGGGTTGTCCCTCAACATCGACCGCGAGCAAGAAGGGTCTCGTCTCATTCTCGAGCGTGAGAAACCATATCTTCTGCTCGTCGACGGAGATCTCGAGCGTGTTGCGGGTCATGAACTGCCGACATGAGTTGCGGATCTCGCGCATCCGCTCCGCGTCCTCAAGCCCGGTCACGCGATGAAGGAAGCTCTCTAGCATGTCATGCCCCTAGGCGTCGATAAGGCGCCCTCATCGATATACCCACAAGGTGACCGCCCCAATAATTTGGGTAACTTCAGATTCAGATAGAGCCCAATGGCAGGGAATGCTGATCTGATGGGCTGCAAACTCGTTCAGGCCTGGCAAGTTGGTTCGAAATTTAGCTGCATCGTCGAAAGCTGGATGAGTGTCAACGCGGCGATGCACCTGAGAGACCTGAATCTCGCGCTCGGTCATCCACTGCGTGAACGACTCGCGATCGTCGACGAGGATCGTGTAGATCCAGTAGCTCGAGCCAGAGTTGAATGGTGGAACGATCACGCGCGGAGAGAGATCCTTGAACGCCTGGTAAAACCTCATCGCGTTCCTACGATGGTAGGAAGAATGCAACAGCGCGTACGGCAGGTTCGCAAGGCCGATCGCCGCAGAGATGTCGTTCATGTGGTACTTGAAGCCCGCCTCGGTGATGTCCTGCTCGCAGCGGAAGTCCTTCTTGCTCTCACGGTCGAGCCCGAACCACCTCAGCTTGCGCGCGCGCATGTTCTGCGCGGCTGGCGGCAAGAGCAGCCCACCATCGCCGGTCGTGAGCAGCTTGATCGCCTGGGTCGACCAGCACACATAGTGGTTCGGGTCTCGAGTCGCGCCGATCTGCCTGCCGATGCGATCCTTGGCGAACATCGCGTGTGCAGCATCCTGAATGATCGGTACGTTCTTCTGGTAGAGATCAACGCTCTTGCGCAGGCCCTCGTAGTCGCATGGCGTGCCGGCCCAGTCGATCGAGACGACGGCCCTGATGTCGCCCGGAAGCATGCCCGCCGCCGCGTTGCTGAGCGTCAGCGGCGTCATGAGGCCAGTCACCGGATCGACGTCGACCCACACCGGCCGCGCGCCGAGATGGATGATCGGCACGATGGTCGCCGAGCACGTCATCGGCGACACGAGTACGTAGTCTCCGTAGCCGACTCCGGCTAGCTTGAGCGCGAGATGGAGCGCGCTCGTGCCAGAGTTGACCGCAAGCGGCCGATCAGGAAGCGCGAGCGTCTCCTGCATCACGCGTTCGTACTCGGCGACGACAGGCCCCTCGGAGATGTAGCCCGATCGCAGCACCTCTCCGACGCGCTGGTCTGCGTCTGCGGCCATGAGCACCTTGAACAACGGGATCATTTCTTGGCCGGATCTACTGCGCGCGGCACGCCATCGGGACCCCGCATGGTCTTGCCAGCGGCCTCCTCGATCGACAGCTGCAACTCGGCGAGAAGGCGCCAGGCAGCCTTGGCCAGGTGATACCGCCCATCCACATCGACACGCGTCCCAGTGCCATGATCCATCATGTGTCGCAGCGCCGTGTTGAGCTGATCGACCGACTTCTCGCGCGCCCAATGAAGTGGCTCTCCTGGGCTATGCTGTTCGTTGCCCGCCTTGCACACCGCAGCAAGCTCCAACAGTGCGTCGGGGAAGTACATCAACGGGCCGGTGAAGATCGGCAGCGCCTTGCGCGATTTGTCGTCGGTGGGCAGACTCATTGTGCCTCCTGCTCACGAGCGTACTCTCGGAGTTGAGAGTCGTGGAAGAGCTTGTACGTGCGCGGGAACAGCTGCTGTACGATCGTGCCGACGGCTTTGGCGTACTGCTGCTCCTCCCACTGTGCATCGGGATGATCGCGCAACGCGAGGAAGCCAAGCATGTTGCGCAGGTTCCCACTCGCGCGCATCTTCGAGTAGCGCCCTACCGGTAGATGAACCCTCGCCAGCTCTTTGGCCACGCCTGAGCCAAGAGCAAGTGTGTACAGCTCTTGCTGGATGCTGTACATGTACACGAGCTTCTCGCGGAAGATCTCTGCGTTTGCCTCCGTCAGTTCGGCAGCGCCTTTGGCGATGCCAGCCTGCTTATTCGTCTTGCTGGCCATCATGAGCCGCTCGACGGTCGGCACGTAGTTGAGATCAGGGAGCGGCGAGTACCGCGCGCTGTGCTCATTGTAGCTCTGCGTGCGATGACGATGCCACTGGCGGAAGACGAAGATCGGGGCCTGAACCTCGATGACGATCCCCGCCATCTCGAACGGCGACGAGTGCCGCTTGTCCCAGAGCCTCTTCAACAATTTCTCGTCGCCCGACTCAAAGTCTACAGGGCCACAGCCACTACAATAGCGCGGCCTCGGATTGTCGGTCCGATCATCGGTTCGGATCTGTCCACGCGCCCATGCTGGGCCACCACAGAGCTTGCAGAGGTCTCCCCACCCCTTGAAACCCTTTCCAGTCGACATGCGGGCTGCTTCGATGATGCGCTCATCGGAGCCCCACGACTCGATCAGCTGAACATAGCCACAATCGAGAACGTTGATCATCGTCCTACCAACAGAATCAAGATACGTTTCCATCGATCTCGAATCTACAGGCTGGGTCTGACAGCGTGACTAGGTGCTCTGGATGTCGTTCCTGATCCACTCAAGCTGCTGCTCGGGCGTCGAGCCATTCGCGATCGTGACCGCTGTCAGATCCAGCGGACCGGCTCCAAGGGGGCACACGCGAGGATAGCTTGGAGGACCGCTCCAATTTCCCGTACCTTGAAATTGCCAGCCGAGTAGCTTGTCGAGAGGCCAGCCCATCTGCGTGTAGATGAACGCTGGCAGGGACGAGTTGTAGTCGGCCGTGATCAGGTACGCGCAGCCCATGTGGTCGGTGATCATCAAGTCGCGGAGGTAGCTGCCACCGTATAGAATCGGCGCCTTGCCGTGGCGCGACTTGATGCGCGCAGCGAACGCCGAGACGCCATCGATCACCTGCTGAGGCGAGGCATGGGCAGGCTGTTCGCTGCTCTCGACGTCGACG